CTAAAGTTCGCCGCCGATGGCCCTATGCACCGCATCGGCCGCAGCCGGATGGGCTCGCCCTCGTGCGAAATACACCCGCTGAGTCATCGCCGGATCGACGTGCCCAAGTACGTCGGCGGCAACCCTTGCTGATAGCCCTGCATCGTCAATGATGGTTGCTACAGCCTTGCGGAAGCTGTGCGCAGTGATCTTCATGTGCAGGCCCAGCGCTGAACGTACGCGCCGCCACTGCGCGGCAACATTGTGCGGGTCACGCGGCGTCCAGCACTCCGAAGGAAACACCAAATCGGCGTACTCCGGCGCGATGGGGCCAGGGTAGAGAAGCTGGCGCTCTGCGAGCCGCTTTCGGCGTGCCTTCAGCATCTCGACCGCGAACAGCGGCAATGCAATCTCGTTCTCGCTCGCCTTAGGGTCATCGTCAACATCTGCGAGGGCCAAACCGCCGCCCTTGATTCGTATCAGCTTCTTCGAGGGCCGCAAGATACCAGTTTCGAGGTCGATGTCCGGCCACCTGACGGCGAGTGATTGCGCCCTGCGGTGTGCAGTCGCAACGAGCATCACAACCCAATCGACAAGGTCAACGCGTTCGCAAAACTCGGCGACCGTGGGCGGCGCGTATCGCTTCCGGTTCTTCTTCCGCTCGGCCAACGACAGAATAGTGGGGCATGGCAATTCAGAGGTGCGGACGCTGACCAGGATATGACACACCTCGTCCACCGTTAAATGCTTGGCGCCCCTCTGTTTTCCGCTCTTGCCCGGCGTCAGCTTCACCTCGCGCAACGGGTTGACGGTGATGGCACCGCCGCTCATCCGAATCGCGTAGTTATACATGCCGGAAAGCACGGTGCGCGATGACTTCGCCGAGTCCGGGCCGCGCGTCTCGGCGACCGTGGTCAAATACTTCTCCATGACCGGGGTGGGCGCCTCCAGAAGTCGGCGATACCCGAAGGCTGAATTGAAGCTCTTGGCTTCGGCATCGTACCTGTCCAGCGTTCCCGACGCTCGCCCCTGACTGATCAAATATGGGCGGTAGTGGTCGAAATATAGTGACTTTATTGTTGTTTCGACCGACAGGTCAGCATCAAGGATTGACACTGACAGCTCGGAAGCGGCGACTAGCACCGCGTCGCGGGCGCGCGTGCCATCGCGGTCAGAGACAGTGCGCCCACGCGAGTCTGTCTTAGGTGGGCTGAACCGCATCACCTTTCGTGACTTTCCGCTGGCGTCGCGGACGCGGACAATGGCCCGCCATAAGCCGGGCTGCATCTCCTTTAGATTGACCTTGCCTGGCACCCCAATGGGTCGTGGCGGCCTACCTCGCATGGCCGGTCTCCCCTATCTCATTGTTCATCAGGCACATCGGCAGATGTACTTGACAAGCATCGGCACATGTTCAATAAAGAACCCGCCCGCAGAGACAACCACTCCGCCTAGGGCCCAATAGATATCACTCAGTTTGACCAGGTTCTCTGTCTCACCTAACTCGGCGAGTTCCGCGTCTAGCGCAGCTTGAATCCTGTCATCGATACGCGAATCTAGTCGCGCCAACACCTTCAACGCATACTCAAGCCGCTCGGCGGGATCGGCTGGCGCGATTATCACGCCAGGCACGCCCCCGGCGAGTTCTAGCGTGCCTGCCTGCGGCTCAACTAGGTTGTCACCATCGCGCTTTGTCGGCCTACTGGCCAGGCGTAGTCGAAACTGATCAATTCGATTGTGCCACTGAGTAAATCGACCCGAAGCGCGACGCCATGCCACAAATAGGCCCCACGCCGTAAGCCCTGCGCCAACCATCTGAATCACAAAACCAGCCAGCTCCGCAATCATCCTCATCCCCTTATCCGTCGCAGCCGGTTGACGGTCTGTGCGTCTATGGCCAGCGCCTCGGGCGTCTCGATGATGGCATTCAACTTCTGGTAGTAGCGGACCGGTGATAGGCCGAAACGCTCGCGTATTGCCTCATCCTTGGCGCCGGGTACAGGCCACCAAATGCGTTCCATATCAAGGGCTTCAACCGTGTTCATGGGCGTTGCGGATCTTCAACACGGTCAGCGAGCCAGTCGCGCTCAGTAGGGGTTAGGGTCTGGCGTCGCACCCGCACGGTGTGAACGTCGGTCCAAAGCTCTTCGGCCAGTTCGTAATCATCGTTGGTCCATTGCAGCCCACGCAGCAGCGCGGGCAGCGGAATGAGTCGGCGTGCCGCCAGCACGTCCACGTAGCGCTCTTCGCGAGCGCGGTGGATGACGGGCGCAATGCCCCGGTCAACGTGGATCAACTCATGCGTCAAGGTCGAGCGGCGCTCAGCCTGTGTCAGGCTCTTGCACAGCCAGATGGTGTTGCCCTTGATCAGTCCGGCCACTCCCCGGGGCAGGACGTGATCGCAGGAAACGGCGATGTGTGGATAGTGCTCGGCGAGCGTTCGCCATGGATGCCAATGATTGGTGATCATGGTGCGAGACGCTAGAACAGGCCACCGACAAATACGGCGCTGACCAGTAACTACAGCGCTGTCATTCGTCGTCATGGCTGATTGCAGCCCTATCCACGATCTTGCGGATGCGGACCCCATACCCTTCGGCGCTGGTGTCCGCAGTGTGCTGACCCGCATCTCCGAGGGCTGCGTCAACCAGGCGCGGCTTTTCGCCTTCGGAGATTAGAAACTCGCGCGCATACTCGTATGCCTCTGCGCTGGAGGCGAACTCGCGCTTAGTTCGAAGGCCAGACTTCAAGTGAAGTAGGGACAACTCATGCGGCCCGTCTTCGTCTTCGCGTTCGACATCGGACCGCTTCTCACGCAGGGATGCCGCGACATCGAGGTCATCGAGAGTAGGTGGCGGTGGTACTGGCCTACGGTCGGCGAGGTTAGTGACGTTGGGCGCGTTGACGGCACCCGAGGGACGAGCAGGCCCGGAGATCTGGTCGAGAATCTCGTAAGCCCGGATGTAGGTTTCGCGCGAGGACTCAAGCGTTTCGCGATCTCCTGGGGTTAGTAGTGAGGTGACTGCGTCAACGGCTTCGGCCATATCCCAGGAAGGATCGAGTTGGACGAGAAAGTGTATGACGACCGAGCGCGTCGCCTTGTACATGAGTTCGGCCATTTCGGCCCGACTCTCATGCACAACAGGGTCGTCAGAGTTCTCTAGGAACTTCGCATTGCGTGCGCTCATTACGAAGTACTCGGCCAGCATTTCGGAGAATAGCTTACGGTGAGCGTCGACTCCCTCACGGATGCGCTCACGCCGTTCAACAAGCGCCGGAAGCGAATTGGCCCCGGAATCGGGGTTATCGTCGGAGCGAGTTTGCAGTAAACCGGATAACCTGGCACCGCGAATGGGTCGCGGCTCCCCGCCCTTTAGCGCGTCATCAATCGATCCCGTGTGCCATTTCAGCGCCCCCTCAATCTGTGCCTTCGTGGACGCCGAGAAGTTCGACCGGCGACCCAGTTCCAGATCACTTATTACACGAGGGGTTAGCCCCGCAACCTCCGCGAGCGCGACCGATGTGCGCATGCCTAGTTGAATGCGCCTAGCGACAACAAGTTGCCCAAGTCGTTCGGCTTGATTCGTGCCCATGCCCACCTCCGTTGCTCAATCTGGAAACTTTCGGAACCATTACCGCCCAGATTACCACTCGTGACCACCACTTTTAAAGTTGATGCCATTTTTTTCCGTTTCATTCTTGACACGGTTCGGTCACGGTCCGTATGTTCAAAGCCATGGAAGACGGAACGAACCGGAACGAACTAGCACGAATGGGCGCCACGATTCAAGCGCTCCGCGAGGCCTATGGCTGGCGGTCCGTCAACCTCGCGCGGGAGCTGGGTATCAGCCACCCGTACTTGTCGAACATCGAGGCCGGTCGCCGACGCTGCACCCCCGATTTGGCGCGCAAGATTGCCACCGTACTCGGCGTCCCGCTGGCCGCGATCACCACCGACTACAGCGTCACGGAGATTGGCGCATGACCGCGACTCTTCAGGAACTCGCCGCCCAGGCGGGCATGACCGCCGATAGCTCGCCGGTCGAAATGGCCCGCATTGCAACAACTATCGCCGATACCGGCCTCACTCCCCTCTCGGCCCATGAAACGCTCCGCGCCTTGCTCCGCATTCAGCGCCAGACGCAAGCGCCGGAGTTTGTCACGACCAAGGTCGCCGCCACGATCTTGGATATCCATCCCGAAACGCTCCGCTTCTGGAGCCGTCGCGGACTCTATGACCTTCCGGCGCCTACTCGGGCCGGTAGTCAGCTCCGGTGGGATGCCACCGAGATACGCGCATGGGCCGAGCGCCGGAAGCGGCGCCTGGCCGCTTCATAATCCCAACTCCCACAACTGAATACCCCCCAACGCTGACGGCGGTCTACTCGCCAAAGTCCCCCGCCGTCAGCGCCATCGAGAACCGAAATCAGCCCTTAGGAGGCATTCGGCATGTCTGACGCTACCCAATTGGCCCCGGCAGCGGCCACTACTTCCCCGTTCCTCATCGAGCATGTAGTCAACGGCGAAGACACCGAAACTCTCGTCAACGACGAACTGGTGGTGTCGTCCTGGCCGAGTCTCAACCAGCCAGACGATGGCGACCAGATCTATGTCGCCCCGGTGGCCTGGGGCTTCACGCCCGGCTTCCTGGTCACCGACGAAGCCGCCGCCCGCCAGGCCCGCACCGCCATCGCCCGTATCTACATCGCCGGACTCAAAGCCGGTGCCCGATGACCGTCCGGCGCGGTACCACGAACCGCAATGATCGTGGCTCGGCCGAAGATCGGCGGCGTCGCCGTCAATGGCTGCTCGACACGTTCGGCGATGGCACCACATGCCGGTGCTCGACATGCCCGACCGTTTTGGACTTCGACAGCATCACCGTTGACCGGCATCCGGTCGCGGGCGTTGACGGTGGCACGTACCGGCGTGGCAACATCCGGCCACAGTGCGCGCCATGCGCGAGTCGTCAGGGCGGCAAGATGTCGGCGCAGCGCCGCCCCCTTCGCAAGGGGCATATGGTCCGCATCCGCAAGGGCGGCAAGGTCTATCGCGTTGTGGTCATCGACTCGGACAAGGGGCTTGTCAGGATCGCGGCTGGTGCTAAACATCCCGATGCGGCGAAGCGCGTTGTCGATGGATTCCGCCTGTACGCAGCCGACACCTTGATTCGGGTGCCCGCATGAGCGCCCTTATCTCCTACGGCGCCAGCGCGTTCGTGGAACTCAGCACCAAGATCGAGGGCCATCACATCCTGGTGTCCGCCGACAACTGCTCACTGGACATTCGACTGAACATCGATGAGGCCGAAGAGCATGCGGCCGAACTGAATCAGGCCATCGCAGACCTGAGGGCCAACCAGAAGGCGGCGCGCTCGTGATCAGCGGTCGCACGGACGGCGGGAAACGCATCGACACCGCCAACACAGTCTCGGCGGCGCAATGGGCTTGGCAACAAGTCCAATCCGGCGCCGTCGTCGTCATCACCAACACCAAGGAAAGGCACGAACACTCATGAGCACTAGGACAGAAGTCTTCATTGGCGGAACGCCGGAGGCGAGGACATACACGGTCAACGACAAGGTCATCGCCCGTCAGCGGGGTTGGCGAATTGACCCGACCGGACTTCTTGGAGCGCCGTACGCCGTCGCCAGGGACGAGGACGAGGCACAGGACGGCGCCTACACCGTCGCGAAGGCCTACGCCGCCGGATACGACGCGGGCATTGCGGCAGGTGAGTCGGTCACTGCGCAGCGGGCCCGCGCCATCGCCGACGAGCAGATCGCCAAGGCACTCGACGGCCTCACCGTGGAGGTGAAGCGATGAGCTACAGCGGCGCCGTGTCCCCGCTCAAGGTCTCGCCGCGCGAATCGGTTGAGCGCGATGAGCTTCCGACGTTCGAATTCACGGGTGCCGAGGTGGTCGCCGAGATTCGCAGGCTTGCGCAGCGGTTCCCCGACCAGACAGCCGAATGTAAGTACGTCGGCAAGGATGATCGCCCGCACTGCATTGGTGGGCGCGCCCTGGCCAATCTCGGAGTGCCGCTGGGGATTCTAATCCAGGCCGAGGGCACCGCCCTCGATACGGCGATGTCTCGCCTGCGCATCACGGCAACCCATAAGCAGTGCGGTTGGTGCCGGGCGGTGCAGGCGTACCAGGACGAAGGAAAACCGTGGGCCGCAGCGGTCCAGATGGCCAACGCGATGGTAGGTGCGCTGTCATGAACACCGCCACTATCTGCGGCGGGTGCGGCCGGGTTGTCATGCGCCCCATGGGCGGCGAGGTCTGCCAAAAATGCCGGCAAGGGCAGATGCCGACGCCCTCTGACGCCTGGGCTCACGCGCTGATGATCATCGTGACCCTGTTCATCGTCGGCATCGTCTCGGTTGAAGCGGGGTGGCTATGAGCTTCTACGTCGAGGAGAAGGACGCCAGTCTCAGGCTATTCATACCCGGTAGTGGCGTTGTTCCGATTGCCGAAGCGTGGCATGAAGCCGGGGATGACAGCCCAGCAGCGTGGGTAGTCAACCCGGACGGGATTGCTGAGCACCTGGCAGCGTTCGACGTGCTTCACAAGGCTGACGCCGAGAATGCACTGCGGGCCATCGGCTACGCCTACGAGGCGGGTGGCGGCGGGTCATGAGCGCCCGGTACGGCGTGCGCGAGGTCTTCAACGGTCGCTACCGCGTTGTGAAGCGCTTCGGCAATGAGGACTTCGCCGAGAAAGGCTCCTACCCCACCAAGGCACTGGCGCAGGGCCGGGCAGCGCAGCTGGAGCAGCGTGCGGCCCGCCGTGACGCCGTAGCCGAGGCGAAGCGCCGCGCGAAAAACCACTGCGAGTGCAAGGGCGAATGCGGACATCTGCACTTCGCATCGCGCACCTGCCAGTGGGGCGAAGGCGAAGACATGGGCGGCGGTATCGGCAAGGTCGTCCTGGTCGCGGTGCCGCTTGACGGCGACGACACCAATCTGTCGCTAACCAACATCCGCATGCTGTGCCAGCTCTGCAAACAGCATCACGACGCCGACCGAATCAACGGCGGCGCAGCACTATTCGATATTAAGGAACCGGAATGAGCACAACCACGACGCATACCGCGACGGGATATCTTGTCTTGGAAGCCGCGCGATCAGGCTGGCGCAAGGGCTTCGACGGACTAGGGCTGATCGACCACGTGAGGGTCGCGGCGTATCGCGCGAATCGTCCGGCCAAACTGGAGCGCGACCAGATCGCGGTCAAGGTCGCAATCACGGTGGATGACGCTGAATTCTCGCCCATCACAGCGTCACTCGCATTGACACTCGACCCATCGCGGGTAATCCACCCCGTCGTGGAAGCCGTGGAGCCCGGCGAATGAGTGACATCGATCCTCGTGAGGCGAAGCTACCCGCCTGGGCGCGTGAGCAATTGGCGAAGGCTCGAATAGGCCGCGCCGCCGCCGAAGACAAGCTCAACGCCCACCTGGCCACGATCACCAATTCGCGAATCTGGTACGGGGACTACACCAATCCGATCTACATTGACGATAAGGACGGATACCAGACCGTCTACTTCTCCCCTTCAGGAAGTGGCAGCGCGTTCGATCAGATCGGCGTCGCCATCCGTGACGGGGGAATCGAGATTCAGGGCGGCAACAGCGTTGCCCTTGAGTTGCAGTCGTCCAACTTCTTTCGCGTCTATCTCCAGGATCGGAGGCGGTCGAAGTGAGCGATATCGACTGGGAGACCGTTGAAGTCGATGGCGGATTCAGGGCGGCACACCATGGCGTCTGCGGCAAGTGCGGCGAAGACATCTTCCCTGGCGAGCGTATCCGCCGGGCTGTCGGCGGTCATTACGAGCATGTCAAGTGCGATATCGATGTCGACGCCGAGGCCGACGCGGCGCTGGTATCGGTGTGCCCTGACTGCCACCTGGAACACGCTGGCGGGTGCTTCTGATGAGCGCCGCAATCGATTGGGACTCGGTGCCGGACGTTGAGCCCGGCCCGGAGCGGGACTACTTCGGCGTGTACCGCAACGGCAACAACCAGCCGTTGATCATGGCCGAGGACGGCAGCAAGCGCTACCCGTACCAGCGCACCACCAACTTCATTGACCAGCTGGAGGACGGCGGCGAAGGCCTGCGGATCTGGACCGAACGCCTCACCTTGGCCGGTCTGGTGATGTCACCGGAGCTGCGTAAAGAGCTGATGGCGTGGATGGGTGAGCCGCGCGAGCTGTCCGACATCGCCCGGCGTGCAGCGCGGCTGGCGGGGCGCGACGAAAAGCAGGAATGGGGCTCGATGCTCCACCAGATCACCGACGCCATCGACAAGGGCGACATGATGCCCCGCCAGTGGTGGAACGAAAACACCAAGCAGATGGAACCGGTTCCGGTCGCCGAGGTGAACCGCGACGTGGAGGCCTACCGGATGGCCACGCGCTGCCTCACCCATCACGCAGCCGAGCAGATGCACGTCTTCGACCCCTACCGGGTGGCGGGCACGCCTGACCGGGTGTCGAGCTACAGCGCCAACGGCAAGCGTCAGGGCCGACCGAAGATTGTCGACCTCAAGACGGGCACCCTGCATCCCCGAATGGTGGAGGCGCAGCTAGCGATGTACTCGCGCAGCCAGCCCTACGACCCGCAGGCTGAGGTGAGGTTGGACGCCGAACCGGTCGACCAGAAGCGGGGCATCGTCATCCACCTGCCGATGAAACAAGCCAGGTGCGAACTGTTTTGGGCTGACCTGACGAAGGGCTGGGCTGACTGCAAGGTGGCCCGCGACAAGCATCAGAAGGGTCTGCGCCGCAAGCTGGAGACCCTGGGGCGACTCATCGAGCTTGGCCCCGATGTGCCGCTCATGGAGCGGGTTGGTTTGTGCGCCAACGTCGATGCCTTGCGCGACCTCTGGAAAGAAGCCGTCGAGCGCGGCGAGTTAACCGAAGACCTCAAGGCGGCATGCCTTGAACGCCAACAGTTGTTGGCACCAACCAGTAAGTAACAGAAGGGAATACGCAACATGACTGCATGGGAAGATATCGACGTTCCACAGGGGGCGTTTGTCGGATGGGGTGACGCCAAGGGTCAGCACGTGACCGGCAAGGTGCTGGAGTACGCCGAGCGCGGCGGCACCGACTTCAACGGCGGCACTTGCCCGTTACTGACGGTCGAACTCACCGAGGCTGCCGCCTCATTCAACAAGGCGGGACAGCGCACCGACTTTCCGGCTGGGGATCTGGTCAACATCACCTGCGGACAGGTGTCGCTCAAGCGTGCCGTTAAGGCGGCGGCACTCGAAGCCGGTGACCTGGTGAAGATCACGCTGGAGGACTTCACCAAGACGCAGAACGGCACCGTGAAGGTGTTCGGCATCAAGGTGGCACGCGGTGCCGGTGGCCCGGTCGCGGCGGCGCAGACCTCCGCACCCGCCGACGATCTGCCGCCGTTTTAGGCCGGGCTGATGATCGACCGCTGGTCGCGCCTGCGGTGAGGACATGGGCCAGCGCGCTAATGCAGGCGTTGGGCGCGCAGTGGCAGCCTGGCCCATGTCACCAGCACCCCAAATTCCAAGGTATAGAAAGGATTTAAACAATGCCCGTATCCATGTGGATTTTCATCGTCCTGGCGGTGCTCGCCGTCATTGGCGTGATCATCGGCATCTTCGCCCGAGGCGGAGAGCGCGCGGTGAGCTTCGCAGGCGCGATTGTCGCCGGAGTTGTCGGCCTGGTGTTCTTCGCGTTCGCCGCGACGACCGTCGTTGGCACGCGCCAGATCGGCATCGAGACGAAGTTCGGCCGACCCACTGGCACGACGCTCACCAACGGCCTGCATCTCAAGTCGCCGGTCACCTCGGTGACGGAAATGGACGGCGCCGTGCAGATCGACCAGCACAAGGACGGTGGACGTATCAAGGTCCGGCTGGGCAACAGCTCGACGGCGGACGCTGACGTGTCGGTGCGCTGGCAGATCAAGCCGGACGCGGCTCCCGAATTATTCTTGCAATACAAGACATTCGACAACGTGCGCATCAACCTGGTGACCCGCAACCTACAGGTCGCCCTCAACGAGGTGTTCGCAACGTTCGACCCTCTGGCGCCGAAGAACCTTGACCGTTCACCGCTGCCCGAGCTGTCGACGCAGGCGAAAAACATTCTCGCCGCGAAGGTCGGCAGTCAGGTCGAGATTCTGGATGTCGCGGTGCCCACCATCGACTACGACGACGGCACTGAGCAGAAGATCAACCAGCTGAACCAAGAACGGGCGGCGACCGCTGTCGCCGAGCAGGCCAAGATGACGGCCCTGGCGCAGGCGGCAGCCAACGCCAACTTGGCCGCTTCGGTCTCGCGCGACCCCAACGTCTTGGTGTCGAAGTGCTTGGACATCGCCCGCGAGAAGGGCTTGGCGCTTCTGTGCTGGCCCGCCAGCCCCGTCCCCACCATCCCCGTCAAGTAAAGCGGCGGCTGACGGCGGGTGTCCCCTTGCCCCGCCGTCAGCCGTCCAAAACACCAGAGAGGCAACCGCAGTGAATCGCATTCCCGGCCACAACCTGTTGAACTTCGCCAGCCAGATCGATGACAACACCATCGAGCAGGCCAAGGAAACGGCATCCATGCCGTTCATCCACCCGCACGTTGCACTCATGCCGGACGCGCACAGCGGCAAGGGCTCGGCGGTCGGCACCGTCATCCCCACAGTCGGCGCTGTCATCCCGGCGGCGGTCGGTGTAGACATCGGGTGCGTCGATCGCGATACCGAATACTTCACCGGCACCGGGTGGCGCAAGATTAGCGAATACAACGGCGGCTTAGTCATGCAGTACGACCCCAGCACAGGTGTCGCCACAATGACCAACCCTCAGCGATACATCGTCAAGGACGCGCCACTCTTCTATCAAATTCGCTCCAAATACGGCGTAGATCAACTACTTACGCCAGATCACAAAATGATTGTCTGGGAGGTATCGGGTCGCAATCGGGCACGCAAGCAGCGGGTGCTACTTGCCAGCGAATTCGTCCAGCGGGACCGGGCGCTACTGCAAGGGTATAAGGCCGAATTTGAGACTGCATTTTCGATCACCGGGGGCGTCCATTCCCCCCCTGCGATGGTGCGCGTTCACGTCATGACAAGCGCGGACGCCTCGGTGGTGGGACACTCCGCAGTCCTGCGCCTCAAGAAGGCACGGAAGATTGAACGCGCTCAAAAGCTATTGTCTGACGCTGGAATTGACTACACGCTGCGCCCGCAGGGTGATGGCACCACGAATATCCGATACAGGTACTCGGACGGCAAGGGTCTTCACAAATTCTGGACCGCTGACCGTGAAACGCTGTCCATCATTGCGGACGAGGTATTTCACTGGGACGGAAACTTGGACGACCGCGTGTTTTACACGCGCAATGAAGCTGACGCCGACCTAGTTCAATACGCGCTTTCCGCCAACGGTTTCCGAGCCTCTAAGCGCGCTGATGAGCGCATGGGTGCAGTCGATTATCGAGTGTTTGCGATTGATCGATCAAAGGTTGGGGTAGCTGGCTCAGGCCGTCAGCCGATTGCAGGGGTTCCGAGTGCTGACGGAAAGGCCTATTGCTTTACCGTTCCCACTGGATTCTTAGTGCTGCGTCGTAGCGGAAACATCTTCGTGACAGGCAATTGCGGCATGATCGCGGTGCGCACCGCATACGTCGGTGCCCATATCGACGGCCGGGACTTGTCGAAGCTGCGCGCCTCGGTGGAGTCGGCCATCCCGCTCTCCCCAGGCAACTACAACCGGAGCCTGGACCGGTTCGACTTCACTGCCGAGAAGATCGCCGGACTTGAGCGCATGGCCAAGTACGACGTTGATCTGTCGCACTCGCCGAAGTGGCGCGAGCAGCTGGGCAGCCTCGGCGGCGGCAACCATTTCATCGAACTGTGCGTCGACAACTACGAGCGGGTGTGGCTATTCCTGCATTCCGGCTCGCGCGGTGTCGGCAACAAGATCGCCCAGAAGCACATCAAGGTGGCTCAGGACTTGTGCAAACGGTACTGGATTGATCTGCCGAACCGTGACCTCGCCTACCTGGCCGAGGGCACTGACGAATTCAGGTCGTACATCAAGGAATTGATTTGGGCGCAGCGGTTCGCCCTGTACAACCGCGCCGAAATGATGGATCGCTTTCTGCGGGCGTTCGCGCACTGGATGGGCGCCGACCCGACCAATGCCGACGAGGTGGCCAGTATCGAGGTCGAGCGCATCAACTGCCACCACAACTACACCGCCCGGCAGAAGATCGGGAACGTCGATGTGTGGCTGACCCGCAAGGGCGCTATCGACGCCAATGAGGGTGTTATGGGCGTCATCCCCGGCTCGATGGGCACCCGCTCGTATGTGGTGCGCGGCAAGGGCAACCCGGCAGGCCTGTATTCAGCACCGCACGGCGCCGGACGCCGGTTCTCGCGCACCAAGGCCCGCGAACTGTTCACCGCCGACGACTTGGCCAATGCCATGGTCGGTATCGAATACCGCCACGGCGATGCATGGGTGGACGAGATTCCGCAGGCATACAAGGACATTGACGTTGTGATGGACGACGCCGCCGAGCTGGTTGAGGTCGTCGCCGAGCTGCGCCAGGTCATGAACGTGAAGGGGCAGTGACCATGGCGCAGCACGAGATGCGTAACCACACAGTCGTTAGGGTCCTAGGGGTTCCAGGGTTCAGGAGCATCTACCGCTACGCCTATGGCGAGATGGCGACCGGGGCTCTGGATGTCCGGCATCTCGGACGTTCGGACAACTACGTCACCCATGAGTGGGAACGGCAGGCCACCATCGACCGGCCCGTGGTGCGCGTCACGCCACTGGGCCGTGCGTGGCGTATCGGCTACAACATCGACGGCAGGTTTCACGTCGAGGCCATCGCATGAGGCTTTTCAGCACATGCCGCTCATGCGGTGAGGCCATGTTGGTCACCAGCATTGACGACACGGTGCATCCGACATGCGATCCGAAGCCGACCGCCGTCGACATTCAGTGCGCCGCGTTCCTGGCCGCTGTGCAGGCCGGTGACGACGCTCGCGCCGACGAGCTGGCCGCGACCATCGACGCCGCCGAACGGCCCACCCTGCGCGGCTCAGCCCTGTACTACAGCCAGTCCCTCGGCTGGCCGGTGTTCCCGCTCAAGGCCGGGAGCAAGGAACCGGCCACGCTCAAGGGATTCAAGGACGCCACCACGAACCGGCGCCGCATCGAAACCTGGTGGAACGGCAACCCCAACTACAACATTGGGCTTGCTACCGGCCACGCCTTCGATGTGGTGGACATCGACCCCGGTCCGGGTGGCCGCGAGTCCCTGGCACAGCTGGAGCAGGCGGGCAGCCTGCCCGACGTTCACGGCTATGTGGTGACCGCAGGCAACCGCGCCGAGGGCCGACCAGCTGGCATTCACCTGTACGTCAAAGCCACCGGACGCGGCAACCGCGCTGGCTTCCTACCCGGCATCGACTATCGGGGAGTTTCGGGCTACGTGGTCGGTCCCCCGTCAACACGCGGCGATCACCAGAGCTGGCAATGGCTCATGCCGCCATCACCAGACATCAAGGCATACAACACCACTGAAAGGAAAGTGGCATGACCTTACAAGATATGCCGATCATGGATCGTCTGCACATCGGCGGCCGCATAGAGGCGCCCCCAAGCAAGGCTGTGGTTGTTGATCGAGCAGTGTTTGAACACTTGGCGTCCTTTAAGCGAGTTCGGCTAAACGATATTGACCGTGTCGCCACCCCGCCCGACGCCCTATGGAATGTGCGCAAGATTTTCGGACATCTTGCACTACCGTTCCCTCGACTTTGGATCGAGTGGAACAACACTCGCGACGACGGTGGTACCGGCCTTCCCTCATTGTGGATGGCGGCTGCATGTGAGTCGTTCAAATCAGCTGTAGTGCAACCAGAGTGGTGCCCAGTAGAACTGCACGAGAACAGTTGGATGGTGCGCCCGCTAGCCCTACATGGCGGTCGAGTGTTGCAGATTCCGATGGCACTGATCGTAGAACTCAATTCCGATGGGCTTTTTAAGGGCCTGTATGGAATGTCGGTACGCGGCGACGGTACTACCGGTTCAACGCCAATGGACGTAGCAGCGGTCGTAGACATGCTATGGGACGCGCTGGTCGCCGTCGGCTGGATGAATTGCCGAAATGTCGAAGTACGACACCACAGTCGGGAGAGGAAGACCTCCAAATCAAAGGGGCGTCGTCGCGAAAGAAGTGTCCGCAGTCTCGATTTTCACACAATCCATCTTCCTGGCCGTGAGGCCAGTGACGGACTCCACGACTCCGGTGGTGGCCCCGGTGGCGGCGCGAGACTTCATCAGGTGCGAGGCCACTTCAAGACCTTCACAGAGGCCGCGCCATTAATGGGCAAGCACACCGGCACCTACTGGTGGGGGTGGCAGTTGCGTGGGGATAGGCGGAACGGGTCAATCATCAGCGACTACCAAATTAGTAGAGCCTCATGACACGTAATCCGTTGAGCGAGCGATGGTTGCCAGTTCCGGGCTACGAGGGCTGCTACGAGGTGAGTGACCTTGGGCGCGTGCGGAGCGTCGATAGGACGTTCATTCGCCGAGATGGGGTCGAGGTTACATACCGTGGAAAGCTACTGGCGCCGAATGTCCGCGACGGTCGTCACTACGTACACCTGTATCGCAACAATCGCGGTCCGTTGTGCGCCATCCATCGGCTTGTCCTGGAGGCGTTCATTGGACCCCGCCCAGAGGGGATGTTCGGCTGCCACGCGAATGACGTGCCATCTGACAACCGTTTGGTAAATCTGCGGTGGGATACACCGAGCGGCAACAGCAGGGACAAAGTGCGAAATGGTCACGACCACAACGCATCAAAGACTCATTGCAAACGTGGGCATGAATTCACCACAGAGAATACGGGCCGCTCCGGCAGTGGCCGCTATTGCCGGGAATGCCTTCGGGATCGACGTGCGGCGCAGAGGGATCAGATCAACGCCCGAAGCCGCGCGAAGTGGGCAACAAGGACCCGAGCAGAGCGCGACCTGATCAACGCTGGACAACGGGAGAGGTGGCGTAAACGCCGTGCAGCATAACGAATTCAATCGTGTCATCGATCAAATCGACGCCCTGGTCGATGAGCAGATGGCGGGCGGCGAGTACGCCGCCATCTCACGCGCCGAGGCGGTAGTTACTGGCGTGGACCGGTGCGCGCTGTGCGGCGGCGACTGGCACGGCTCCCCGTGGGCGGGCGTCGACCATAACCACCTTGGCGAGTACGACCGGCACAACCACGGGCGTTCCATGGGATGCCCTGGCGCGTTCGCCACTGGGCCGCAACGTATTCGGTACCGCTGGCACAAGCGGCAACGCTCAGCGATGCAGGGGTGGATGGGGCGCGGTCATCTTGATGACGGCAGCCGCGTCTTCGCCCGGCCGATGGGCCCGCGAGGTGGCGAACTGCGCGGACCAAATACGGGGATAGGCGATTCCGTCATGGCCCGGCTAGACGAGCCCTATGCAGACGCCTCGATGGCGCCCACTGTGCAGAGGATCTACATGGTGCGCAGCCCGTCCGGCCGACACCAGATCGACCACCACGACGGCTACACGCTTACGCAGCTGTGGGGGGCGCCTTGGGTGCCTGCGACATGGTGGGAGGCCACCAACCAGGTTTGGGAGACCATCGAGGTCGAAGAAACCCGTGAACGCCCGGACGAGCTACGCGGCCCGTATGCGCACTTGGGGCCGATGCGCAAGACATTCATCGAGCTGGTTTCAACCACCGGGGTGCGCATCAACCCAATAGGGGTGATCGCCTGGTGCGTGGGCAATGAGGCCAAACGGGTTTTCGTCCAGTCATTTTGGCCAACGCCGGTCGCCTACGATGACCGCCGCGAGCCGCTGCCCGCGCGCAGTCAGCCGCTATGGCATGCCGCTGGCAGCGACCCGCATGCGTTGGTGGAACAGATCATCACCACCGATGCGGCGGGCACCCCGTTTGGAGTACCCAGGCTCGGCCGCAGCCTGACCGCACAGGCGGCGCGTGATGCCGCTCTGTCCGCACCACTGTTGGCCAATGGTGACGACCTGTGAGCGGCGATGACCTATTCGAAAACATGGAACGCCTCGGTATCGGGCTCAAGCCGGAGCGCCGCCCGGTGCCCCGCACGACGACCACGGCCCGCGACACCGCCCCCTACTACCGGGCCGCGCTGGAGAAGGAAATGGTGGAGATGGCCTCCACCGGGGAAGGCAGGCGCAACGACCAGTTGAACATTTCGGCGTTCAACCTGGGCCAGCTGGTGCCACACGGGCTTGACGAACTCGAGGTAATCGACTCGTTGACGGCGGCGGCGCGGTCGACAGCGGGAACGCCGATGACGGACCGCGAGATTGAGCGCACCATCCGCAGCGGCTTGGAGTCCGGTAAGCAGCAGCCCCGGTACGCCGAGAACACCAGCTACGCGATGACGGCGGCCGCGCCGATCGACGTGCCGCCTCCGACTGAACCACCGCGGATTGACGTACGGGACTACGAGGGCGACTTTTGGCAGTCCCGCACGTCGCTGAGCACGGTGTATACCGCTGCCCTTGCCGGCATGTGTTCACCGTGGGCGGTGCTGGCCTGCTGCGCGGCACGGGCTCTGGCGCTGGTCGATCCACACATCAAGCTGCCCGCCATCATCGGTTCCCGTGGCGGCTCGCTGAACTGGTTCGCGATGCTGGCCGCTGAATCCGGCGGCGGCAAGTCGACGGCTATGGAAATCGCCGAAGAGCTGATACCGATGGCTATCAAGACGCTGAACTTGGGTAGCGGCGAAGGCCTTATCGAGGCCTTCGGCGAGCGCAACGACGACGGCACAGTCAAGGACCCGGTGGCGGGTCACCGCTCGATTCTGTTCTCTGTCGATGAGATTGACTCATATTCGGCGGTGGCCGGGCGCAGCGGTTCGACAGTGATGCCGATCCTGCGGTCGGCGTTCACGGGCGGGTCGCTGGGCTTCGCGTACCGGAAAGGCAATCGGCTGCCGGTGCTTCCGGCGCACTCGTACCGGATGACGCTGGTCTGCGCCGCCCAGCCGGGCCGGACGCGGGCCATGTTCGCCGACGCCGATGGCGGGACACCGCAGCGGTTTATGTGGTTCCCGGCGACCGATCCACGGATCGCGGCGGTGCGGCCCACATTCAACGGCGCCCTGTATCTGCCCCCGGTGACGGACTGGCAGTATCCGGCCACCCTGCGGGTGCCATCGGAGTGCGAGGGCCTAATTGTGACCACGCGGGCCTCCCAGGCGCGCGGTGAGACGGCAGCACTCAATTCGCATGCCCTATTCGCCCGCGAGAAGTTCGCCTACGCCTTGGCCATCCTGGACGGCCGGTCGGCGATGGATTCGGAGGACTGGCGTCTATCCGGGGTCGCGGCGGCGGTGTCCGACGCGGTGCGCCAATGGGTGCTCGATCAGCTGGCGGCTTCCGAAGCCGAAGAGGCGCGCCAGAAAGGGCGCCTGCAAGGTGTGGCCAAGTCGGCGGCTGACATCGAGAAGGCGGTCGAGGACGGGGCCCTGATGGCGCGATCCATCGACAAGGTGTCGGAGCTTCTACGTAAAGCCGGGGATGACGGACTCACCGGCAGAGAGGTGCGGCGCAAGCTCGCTGCCCGGTTGCAGCCCTTCAGCGAGCAGGCATTGGCGGTGTTGCAGGCGGATGGCAAGGCCCACGCCAATGTCGCTACCGGACGCGCTCAACGGTGGGTGTGGTCATGACTCCAGCAAAGGGTGTCAGTGGTGTCAGCGCTGACAGTAGGTGTCAGCAACTCGCCACTGACACCGCCGACACCAAGGGTGCCCTAATAAACGCCTCTACCTGGTCCTATATATAACTATGCATATAAGAGAGATTCGTGTACGTATGCGCCACCCCAGGTCAGGGCGTTGGGGGGTGCGCGCACAAGGTGTCAGCGCTGACACCACTGACACCTCAGCTACGCCGGAAAAGTCAGTTAACAACCACAACCGAAGGGATTGAGATGACCACCACGAAGTCCAAGCCAAAGCCCAAGTGCAAGGACTGCCTTGCCGAGGGCGTCACAACAGTGCGGCCTGCCCCGTGGCCCGGCCCCCGCTGCGAAACGCACCGCAGGGCCCGGCAGAAGGCCGTCCGGCGCAAGAACCATGGCCGGATGGTCGAGAACACCTATGGCATCACGGAGATCGAATACGAGGCGATTCTGGCCGTGCAGGGCGGTGCCTGCGCCATCTGCGGACGGGCCAAGGGCGTCACGAAGCGGCTAGCTGTCGACCATGACCACAAGCTCGGGAACACACGCGAAGCAGTGCGCGGCCTCCTGTGCACGACATGCAACCACGTCGTCATTGGCCGGTACGGACCCGAAGCGCTGCGACGGGCCATCGACTACCTGGCAGATCCTCCGGCGCGGCGAGTTCTCGCCACCGCACCAGCTGCCCATGTGGCTCGCACCGAGGACAAGGCCCCGGCAGCCGCCGAGGTGTCAGCATGAGCGCGATCACGTGGGACAGCGGCGCCGGATTCCTTAAGGGCACCGTCGAAGGACAGTGGCGGTACGCCAGCGCTGGTGGTCTCGTCTGGTACCGGGAGGATGATCAAAGCGATTGGTGCCCAATAGGGCTGGGGCATCCCAATGGCCAGGCATACGCCGAGGCCCACTGGGCAGGCCTACAGGACCGAAGGGTGGCCGATGCGATCACCACCATTCGCGACGCCTCGGCGCTACTCGCCGCATCATCGGGCCCCATACGGCTCGAATCTGACGAAGCGGCCAAGCTGTACGCCGCGATCGACGCCCTACCGCCGTCGCCCGTCGCCCCGCCACCCACGCGTCGCACGCTGTGGATCAACGGCGTCGTCCTGACCGGTGAAGTCCGATCGATCAGCACCCACACCCACGGCGACGGAACACAATCCATCGAGTTCAGCTTCAGGCCGGACAGCGCTGATGACACCGTGCGGGTCATCGAGTCCATGCGGGTCGACCGATGAAGGTCTACATCGTCACCACCGGCAGCTATTCGGACTACCAGATTCAACGGGTGCTCACCGACAAGGAACGGGCCGAAAAGCTTGCCTCCGCATGGAATAGCACCGCCTATTGCGGCAGTGATGCCCAGGTCACGGAGTGGGAGACCGATGAGCAGACAGACACCCTGGCACGCCAGTGGGTGCAGGGCGAGAGCGAACTCAACTGCTACGAATGGACTCCCGTTGGCGGCTTTGATCAGGTCTACGACATCGACGGCTGGGCATACGAAGGCGCCCACCCCGGCAAGGCCACCGTGGTCGAAGCCACCGACCGATTCGTCAAGGTGATCGGAACCGACGAAATGGCCGTCCGGAAAACCATCTACGACACCGTGACACAGATCCGAGCACGAGCCGAAGGGATTGCATGACATGACCACCATCGCGAAGGGCACCCACATCAACCTGTGCGCCCACCCGGATTGCAGGCGCGACAACGGCAAGCCAGCACACACGCCGGACGGCATGTGCCGCAGCTGCCAGCGCCGCGTCGCCACCGCATTGGAGCGTGTTGTGCTCGATTGGGTTCAGCTGCACCAGCTCCCGGCACCCAACAAGGGCGACAAGATGCGTGGCGCCAAGGTCAAGGACTACGGCCATCCGGCCGAATGGGCCTCGGACATGCTCACGAAGATCGCCATATGCCTGCGGGCAGCGCATGACAACCTCGCAAGCACGCTGGCCGAGCAAGGGCACGAGGCCCCTGGCGAGGACTACCCCAGTGAGCGCGCCGCCGTCATCGCCGCACACACCTACCTGTCGGTGCGCATCGACAAGCTATGCCGCCAGGAATGGGCGCCGGACATCATCGCCGAATGGCATGGGCTGCACTCGAAAGTCCGCAGCCAGCTCGGCCTGACGCGGCCACGTATCGCGCTGCCAACACCGTGCCCCGACTGCGACATGCGGACCCTGACGCGCTACATCGACGTGCAACGCGACTGGATTGAGTGCGGCAACTGCCAGACGCAGATCCGCAGCGAGCACTATCCGCTGTGGACATCGATCGTGCTCGAAGAGCTTGTGACCGAGGCGCAGGGTCAGCCCTGACACGCCCGCAAGCGTGAGATGCGGAATGTCCTGTGTTACATGTACTATGGGTGCGACTGACAGAGCTATACCCAAACACCGGACCCCTTCGCCCGCGCGGAGGGGTTTTCGCATTTCAGGGGAGTTCATGACTGCGGTACTCGTGCCGGATGGCGCCGAATCCCTCGTCACCGCCGAAGAAGCGGCCACCATCTGCGGTGTCCGGTCCGTCACTGTCCGCCAATGGGCTTCACGCGGCTACGGCCCCGCCAAGTCCAAGACCAGGCTTCCCCAGTGCGGCATAGACGATCGCGGCCGCAAGCTCTACCGGCTGCTCGATGTCGCCAAGGCTGAGCACGCAACAAGGGCACTCGCCCGCAGATGAGCGCTGGCCTGATGCGAGCACTGCGTGACGCAGAACGCATACGGGCACAGGCAATCATCGAAGACGACACCGCTGGCCAAGACTGGGCCAACGATGAAATAGACCGCATCACCGAGGCCCTGGAAAGAGCCCACTGATGGCGCCCTACGGCAGCCGCAATTTCGGTATTACGACCGAGATGCGCCAGCCGCACGTAATCACGCTGCTATTCGACGGTCAGCCGATCGGCACAATAGACCTGCGCCAGTACATGCCTTGGAACACCAAGATTCGCGTTGTCATCACTCGATGGCTCAGAAGGCCCTGGCGCTAACCATGGATCACTGTCCCGCCACACCTGCGGAGCTGGCTAGTTCAACCGCCTACGACGCACTCAGGAAGGCAGAGCAGGCGCTACGAGAAGCGGACCGGCTCAACAAGATCTTGCGCGCCGTCGTTGCACAGCTTGGCTACAGATTCACCGTCGACGCCAACGGCAACGTGAGTGTGGCTGTACCGCAATGACAGTGCGGCGCAACACCACGCTACGAGACAAGCACAGGCGCTACCTCGCACGTGGACGGCCACCATGCCACCACTGCGGCGAGCCCATCGACTACGAGGCCAATCACCTTGAGCCACTGAGCTATCAGGTTGACCACCTCATCCCCTTATCCAAGGGCGGCACAGACACACTGGACAACAAGGTGCCATCGCACCGACAGTGCAACCGGGACAAAAGCGACAAGCTGCCCGAAGACATCGGCGCCAACTTCGTCACCGAAAGGCGCTGGTGGTGATCGCTTTCGATCCAGTCAGTGCCGAGCGAGTGCGACAGATGATCGGCGAGTACGACGAGGCACGGCTAGCAGACGCACGTCATGGCGAAGCCGACAACTCAGGCAACGTCGCGGGCGATGCCCTTGTCGACGTTCTACGGGAATGCTTCAACCATCCGAAGGTTGCTGCATTGGTCGTCAAAGTTAGCTGACCTCGAGTATTTTCACAGGTCGCAGGCATTGCCGCTGCCACTGGCTGTGTCGCGCAAGCCTCTGACCAGGGGGTTTCCCCTCCCCCGCCGCCTAGTCGCCCCTCGTGGCATAGGCGGGCATTTACATACCACATTTTCCACCAAACCCCGGTGCGGTTACTGACGACGAAATGGCGATGCCGATGTACGCGAATGCCCAGGGTGACGGGCTGTTTTTGGTGCTCAAGTTCCGCGCTGACGACGGCCTAGACACGGGCAGCTACACCGGCAGCTATCGGCACAAGCCAGCGTGCCGGTCGTACAACACGTTCGCCGCTGCCAAGGCTCAGCGGACCCGGTATCGCAATCAGGGCTATGGCGCGCGTATCGCCGAGGTGACTATCGCTGGCGGCGAGCCGTCGATTCGCTGGGTCGAGGGGTAGCCGACCAATGTCGGTGATGCTGGCCGCTCGCGAGGGTGACCAGACCGACCTGCTGGAGTCGATGCGCGACCGCCTTTCGCCGGTTGTGCTTGACCCGGAGACCAATACCCGCGAGCTGGCGTCGCTGTCGCAGCGACTGCTGGAGATTCTGCGCGACCTTGACGACGGCCCCGAGTCACGCAAGGAACGCCGCGAGCTTCTGGGCAAGATGCGCGTCCGGGTGGCGACCGCCGTCGACCGTGCCGACACCCCGATTCGCGACTTGGCGGCGCTGTCGCGGCGTCTGCTGGACATCGCCGAAGACATCGCCATCTTGGATCAGCTGTCGGGTGAAACGGACCCGATCGCGCACGCGGTGAAGGTACCCGACGATACGAACGTCGAGGCCCCGGCACTGTACGCCAAGGCCCGCTATGTGGTGCCGCCAGAGAACATGGTCACTACCGAGTGGCCATCGATCTGCGAGATATGCCGTGTGCTGGGCATCGAATTCGATGACTGGCAAGACGACTTGGGTCGCCTGATCTTGGCGAAGCGGCCGGACGGCCTGTACGCCTCGGATACGACGGCCATCTCGATACCGCGCCAGTCAGGCAAGACCTACCTGATCGGCGCAATTGTGTTCGCGCTGTGCATCAAATACCCCGGCCTGCGGTGCATCTGGACCGCGCACCTGTTCAAGACGGCGCGCGAGACTTTCGAGTCGATGCAGGGCTTGGCCGACATGCCGAGCGTAAAGCCGTACATCAAGCGGATTTACAGCGGCTCGGGTGACGAAAAGATCCTATTCACCAATGGTTCGGTGATCATGTTCGGCGCCCGCGAGCGCGGCTTTGGTCGTGGCTTCCCGAACATCGGCGTGCTGATTTTCGATGAGGCACAGATCCTTACGTCGAAGGCGCTCGATGACATGACGCCATCTACGAACGTTGCGAAGAACCCGCTCATTTTGACGATGGGCACACCGCCCAAGCCGGAGGACCCGAGCGAGTTTTTCACCACTCAGCGTCTCGACGCTGGTATCGAGGCCGACGACGAGGACTATGCCGGACTCGATGATGATGACGACGATGTGCCACGTGAGTCGCTGTACGTCGAGTTCTCGGCGGACCGTGGATGCGACCCGAGTGACAAGACTCAGTGGCGCAAGGCCATTCCAGCGTTCCCGAACCGCGTCAGTGAGCGGGCGGTACGCCGCATGCGCAAAATCCTGGGCGAGGCCTCATTCCTTCGGGAAGGTCTCGGCATCTGGGACAAGATCGTCAGGACCAAGCGCATCATTTCAAAGCGCCTGTGGGCCTCGGCGATCGACATCGGCCCAGACAGCGATGCGACGCCCTCGGCGATCGGTGTCGACATGTCGCATGGGCGCGAGCTGTCCATTTCGGCAGCGTGGGTGCTCGAAGGTGGGCGCGTCCACGTCGAAGAGGTGTGGAGCGGCTTCGACATTTCGGCCGGCAAAAACTGGTTGGTCGAGACATCGAAACGCATTGACATCCTGATCGATACAGCTTCGCCCGCGTCGGCGCTACTGCCCGATCTGCTGGCCAGGCGGTGCCGGGCTCGCCAAACCACAGCGCAGGACATGGCCAAAGCCTGCGGCGCCTGGATGGATGCAATCGACTCCGAGCTTTTGGACGACGGCCTACCACTGCTGACCCATAGCGGTCAGGAAGCACTCACCAAGGCGGTCGCCGGGGCCCAGAAGCGGCCCATCCGCGACGCGGGCGGCTTCGGCTGGGACCGATCGGATGACGCCGTGAACATTGCGCCTCTGGTGTCGGGAAGCCTTGCGCTACTTGGCGCAACCACTAACGGACCTCGGAAACGGACCACCAGAAAGGCGGTGTACTAGATGGTTGCACCGCCTGCAGACCTGGCCCGCTTCATGGACACCGGCGAGTTGTCCGGTCAGGAAGTCCAGTACCTCGGACGGCTGCGCAGCCAGTTGGCTCAGGCTCGCCGCGCCAACGAGAAGAAGTACACGCTGTACGAGGGCAAGCACAAGGCGCGCAATCTGGATATCGCGGTGCCGCCGCACCTTGCTGACCTTGAGGTGTTTGTCGGCACACCCGGCATTGTGGTCGACGTGCTCGCTGAGCGCGTCGAGTGGGACGGCTGGTCGGTGCTCGACGGCGACAGCACCGTCTTGGATGAGGCATACCGGGACAACGCCCTTGAGGTTGAGCAGGCCCGTCAGGCGGTCGATTCGCTGATCTGCGGCATGGGCTTTGTCAGTGTCGGTACCGGCGATCAAGAGCTGGATGAGCCAGCTGTGGTGGTCGGTGCTGAGTCCCCTATGGAAACGACTGTGCTGTGGGATTCCCGGCGCCGTATCGAGGCTGCTGGCCTGATCCAGCGCCGTGACCCACTGACCGCCGCGGTGACTACCGAGGTGCTGTACACCCCGCAGGCAACGGTGACGTTGCCGCGCGGCGGCGATAGCCGCGTCACCGAGGTTCAGCGCGATGACCACAACCTCGGCGTGGTGCCTATTGTCCAGTTCCCGAACCGTGAACGCCCCTCCGATATTCGGGGCCGCTCTGAGATAACCCCGCCTGTGCGGTATGCGACCGAAGCTATCGGCCGCACCTTGCTCGGCATGGAAATCAACCGCGAGTTTTACACCGCGCCACAGCGGTACGGCCTTGGTGTTGACCCGGCCCAGTTCGGCATTGACGAGAACACCCCGGCGGGCGAGAAGCTGATCAAGCAGTGGAACGTGGCCATGTCGCGGATGAACTTCATTCCCCCGCCAGAGCCAGGCGACCCCATGCCGGAGGTCGGCCAGTTCACTCCGGCGCCGCCGACACCGTATATCGAGCAGATCAAGCACTACCTACAACACGTCTCGGCTGAGTCGGCGATCCCATGGAACTACCTTGGCTTCGCCACCGATAACCCGCCGTCTGCGGACGCGGTGCGCGTGCTGGAGTCGCGGCTAGTCAAGCGCGCCTTGCTGCGCCAGCGCATGTGGTCGCGGGCATGGCGCCAGGTGGCTTACCTGATCGTCAAGCATCGTGACCCACAGGCAACGATGGCCGCTGTCAGCGGCGTCGCACCGAACTGGCTCAACCCTGCCACGCCCACACCCGCATCGGACGCCGACCGGGTTTCCAAACTGATCGCATCCGATGTCCTGGAGCCCAATTCCAAGGTCACGTACCGCGAGGTCGGTATTTCCGAGGCAGACCAGAAGATCATGGGACAGGAACGCCGACAGAACACGGTCACCAAGCTGGTCGACCGGTTGTCGAATTCGCCTGTGCAAGAGGTTCCCCCACCGCCGCAGGGCGTGACGCCGGAGTTGGTGGATGCCAACCGAGGCAGCTGAGTTTCAGTTACTCCTGACTCGGCTCACCGTCGAGCTGGGCGGGGAAATCGCAGACCTACTGGCCCGCATCGCCGGAATGCAGCCGGTGGAGCAGATGGCGTATATCACCGCCGCCTACCCGGAAGTGGTGACGCCGTACCTGGCCGCGTCCAATGACTTGACGCAGGCCTGGTACGAAGCTCAGCCGGTGGTCGCGGCGCCGTCAGCGCCCGCGTTTGAAACGGTGGCCGCTCCCCTGCTCGATGTTGAGGCGCTGGCCATTTCGGGACGCTGGTCACTGACGCAGGGCAAGCCCATCGAGGCTTTACAGGGTTCGGCGACGCGCTCGGTGTTCGACCAGTCGCGGCGCACCATCTCTGACAATGTGGAGCGCGAGACCGGCGCCCGGTGGGCCCGCTACGCCTCGGCGAACGCGTGCAACTTCTGCAAGATGCTCGCCACGCGCGGCGCGGTGTACACGTCCGAGGCGTCGGCCCTGGGGGTCACTGGTCGCAGCGTGAACCTGGAGACATCGGACCGGCGCGCCATCGCGGCCGGACAGATGACCCGCGACGAAGCCCTGGCCCGACGCTCTACGTTCCGCTCGGCGCGCGAGGCGGGCAAGCGCGGACGGCAGGTCGGCGATGCCCGTGTCGGTGCGCTGCGCGGCTCGCAGCAGTACGGCGATAAGTATCACGACTGGTGCCACTGCATCGCGGTGGCGGTGCGCCCAGGCGGTTCCTACGAGCCGCCATCATACGTCGAGCAGTGGGACAAGCAATACGCCGCAGCGGTGACCGCCACTCGTGAGGCGGGCCAAACCAAGGGCAAGTACGGCGCCATCGACTTCAAAGCGGTACTGCGCCACATGGATGCGCAACAGCGCGAACAGACCTCCACCCCATAGCGGGGCGTGAGCGCGGACGGCCAGCGTCAAATCGGCCGGGTAATGCTGACGAGCTACGGAGATTTTCATGACTACAGTTCTGCCGACCCATCCCCGAACTGGATTGACTGCACTTGCTATTGGCAAGCGCGGCCCGATCTGGCCCGTGGCTGGGGCATCGTCCGATCACGACCAGGACAACGGCGACAAAGGATCTGGTGACGCCAAGTTCACTCAGGCCGATGTGGAGCGCATCATCGGCGAGCGCCTGACCCGTGAGCGCGCCGAGGTCGCCAACAAATACGGCGACCTCGATGTACTCAAGTCCAGCCACACCGAGCTGCAAGCGATCAAGGATCGCGACAAGACGGACGCTGACAAGGTTCAGGATCAAATCGCCGATCTGCAAACCAAATTGGCTGCCGAGGCCGAGGCCCGCACCAAGGCCGAAGCGAAGGCGGCGGCAGCTGAGCGCACACAGTACGGCGTCGACAAGGGGCTGCCGCTGGCACTCGCCAAGAAGCTGGTCGGGACCACCGACGCCGAGCTTGACGCCGAAATCAACGAACTCAAGCCCTTTGTGGCTACCACCGATGGCGGTCCACGGCCCCCGGCGCCCAATCAGCACCAGGGCCAACCCCCCGGCGGCAAGAGCACCAAGCCGTCCTCGGTGTCCGCTGGTGCAGAGCTGTACACGAAGTCACACCCGAAACCCAACGCGTAGCACAGGACTCGCCTGCGCTATCCCAACTCCCATAAGGAGGAAAAATGGATCTCACTGTTCGCACTGAGACCTTTGGTGCAGGTAACCAGTCCTGGCTTGGTTCCAAGCACGGTACCGACGCATGCCGGACCGTCACCATCGATCGCGAAGCCCTGGTTAAGGAAACCCACTACCCGGACGGTCGGCTCAAGTCCGGCCTGCCGCTGGCCAAGGTGGGCGACACCTATGTGCCGTACGCCGCTGGCGACTCCAATGGTGCTGGCGTACTTGCCGGTTTCCTGTTCACCGACCAGTCGGTCCGCGATGGCGGCGGCGACATCGTTGCCCCGCTGCTCGACCACGGCCGCGTGATCCTGTCCAAGCTCCCCGCCACGGTCGCCGCTGACGCGGACACCACTGGCCTGTTCGTTTTCGTCTAAGGAAGGGCTGAACAATGACTCTATGGACTGATGTCATCACCCCGGCCGCACTGACCGGGTATGCCCGCGAAGCGCTGGCCGACCGCGAACGCCGCAAGGGCTCCCTGGCCGCGTTCCTGCCGAACCGCACCGTGCCGGACATCGTTGCTCGCTTCGTCAAGGGAGACAACGGCCTTCTGGACGCTGCCGAGTACCGCTCGTACGACGCAGAGGTCAGCATCGGGGAGACTCCCGGCGCTGAGCGCGTCACCATCGAGCTGCCCCCGCTGGGCCGCAAGGTGCGCGTGTCCGAGTATGACCAGCTGCGCCTGCGTGGCAACGTCGACTCTGACACGGTGCTGTCGACGGTGCTCAAGGAGGCCAAGCGCCTCGCCTACGCGATCAGCGACAAGCTGGAAGTGATGCGCGGCAAGGTCATTGACAGCGGCAAGGCCGCAATCAATGAGAACGGCTTCATCGCCACTGCCGACTTCGGTCGCGGCGCTGCCTTCGCCGTCACCGCCGCAACCCTGTGGTCCGATCCGGCCTCCAAGCCGCTGACCGACCTTCGGCTGTGGCGTGATGCCTACGTCGAAGAGAACGGCGACGAGCCGGGCGTCATCCTGACTTCGCGCCGGGTGCTCAACGCGCTCATGCTGTCTGCCGAACTCAAGGCCTTGGCTACCAACTCGGCTACCGCGCCGGGACTGGTGACCGAAGACTTTGTACAGGCCACCTTGTCCGCGTACGGCCTTCCCCCGATCGCGGTGTTCGACCGCCGCGCCAAGGTGGCTGGCCAGACTGTCCGCATCCTGCCGGAGGACAAGCTGTACCTGCTGCCCGCGCCGGTCGATGCGTATGCAGAGGACGGCACCGACCTCGGTGCGACCGTCTGGGGCACCACCCTGGAGTCCTCCGAGCCAGATTACGAGATTGCCGAGGTTGACCGCCCCGGCATCGCGATGGGCGCTTTCAAGACCCGCGACCCGATCGGCGTGTGGGTTCACGGCGCCGCCATCGGCCTGCCGGTGTTGGCCAACGCCAACCTGTCCATGGCCGCAAAGGTGCTGTAGTGCCTTCGATCCGATCCGATTTGGTCGGTGTCATCTACCTGCCCGGTGGGGCGCGCCTGTCCGCAGGCGATCCCGTCCCACCGGGTGAGGTGGTGGGCGCTCACCTGATCGAAGATGGCGAGGTCGACACCGCAGGCCCGGAGCCCACCGGGGCGCCAGCCGATACCACTGACGTGACGGCCGAAGAGGTGACAGAGGCGCAGCCTGAGCCCGCCGAAGCGGCAGTCGAGGCACCGGGGCCGGTTGCACCCCGTCCGGCTACGAGCCGCACCCGGAAGCGCTCAAGTGGCCGCGCTCGCTGACCAGGCCGACGTTGAGGCGCGGTTACGCCGCGACCTGACCGCCGACGAGGTTGAGTGGCTGCCGGGTGTACTCGATGAGGCCTCTGCCCTGGTTTCTGCCTACTGCGGTGACCGCGCGTTCGACCCGGTACCGGACAGGGTGCGCATCGTGACCTCACGGGTTGCGGCGCGCGCCCTGACTGGCCGAACTGACTCGGCCACTGCCATCACCAATGCAGCGCACGTCTTCTCACAGACCGTGACTCTCAATGCCGACGCCGCCAACGGCGGCGTGTGGCTCACCAAGGCCGACAAACTCGCCCTGCACCGCTGGGCCGTGTCGGGTAAGGCCTTCTCTGTCGACATCTCGGGGCGATGACCGCGCCGAGCTTTCCCACACCGTTCGTCGTCGCGCACGAGGCCTTCATTCCTGACGCGCAGAACGCGCATGGCGATCCGATCGATAAGTGGGCACCCGCGACCGCACGGTCTGTGTATGGGGCTGGCCCGGCGGTGTCGAATGAGCCGAAGTTGGTCGGCCAAGATCGCGTCATTGTTGACGTGGTGCTGCTCGTGCCGCCCGGCCAGGTCTACGGCCCGCGTGATCGGGTGACACTGGCGGGCAACAGCTTTGAATGCGTCGGCTATCCCGAGTCCACCGAATTCAATCCATTCGGCAAGCACTTCGGCGCTGTCGTCAACCTATGCAGAGTTGAAGGGTAGGGGGTAAGGATGACCGTTACCAAGGTCCGCGTGAACAAACGAGCCTTCCGTGATCTGCGCAAGTCGGCGGCGGTGCAGGCCAAGCTGCTTGAGGTCGGCGAGGTTGTCGCCCAAGATGCCAACCTGGATCACCAGGTGACCGCTGACGTGGCGCAGAACGGCCCCGTCGATGACGGGCCAAGCTACACCGCAGACCTGCATGTCGGCAAGAACCGCGCCCGTGTCTCGGTAGTGACCGCGACCGGTCGCGCCATGGGGCACGAGCGCCGCACATCCTCGCTTCTGCGGGCAGCCGCACGCCGATGACGCTCATCGTCCACCCGGACGTTGATCAGCTCGCCGTCACCTATTTCACCAACACTCTTGCCGCACAGGGCCATACGCAGCACGTCGGCAAGAAAGTACCGGCCAAGAATCGCCCCGATCGTTTCATGCGCGTCTATTCCAACGGCGGGCCCGACGAATCGCTGATCGCCACGCGGGCGCAGGTCGTCGCCCAGCTCTACGACATCGACGGCCCTCGGTGCGCTGCGACCGCGAACCTGGTGGCTGCACTGGGCAAGGCAGCCGTTGGCTTCCTGTTCGACGGCTACCCCTACGTGGCTAGGGCCAAAAAGCTCGGTGGCCCAACCGATCTGGACGACCCGGACGTCAAGACGCACGTCCGCTATCAAGTCGTCCTCGAATGGCTCGTCAGAGCCAAGCACTGAGTCTCAAGGCATCTTTACCAATCCCATTGCCCGCGTTGGGCAGAGAGGTGTATTCACCATGACCGGACCCATTGTCGCTGGCCCCGGTGGCGCAGCGGGCGATATCAAAGAACTGTTCTCCGGCTCGCCGACCGCGCCGGGAATCACTGGCGGTGTATTCATCGGTAAGCCAGGCATTGCCCTGCCCCCGGCTGACGACATCTTTATCCCCGCCACCGAGCACAGTCCTGACCTGAAAAATGTCGGCTTCGTCTCCGAAGACGGCGTGACCGGTACCGAAGATCGATCGATCAATGAGATTGCCGCCTGGGGCGGCGATATCGTTGCGTTCCTACAGGAATCGTTCTCGGTGTCGTGGCAGATGGTGCTGCTACAGATCATGAATCGAGAGATTGCCAAGCTGGCGTACGGCGACGACAACGTGGCCTACACGCAGGCGACGCAGGCGCATGGCAACTGGCTGGCCATCAAGGTCAACAAGCTGATGCTGCCGAAAAAGACTGTCTGGATTGACAGCTTCTACTCCGATGGCTCCGAAGGTCTCAAGGCGATGCGGTGGGTCGCACCGCTGGCCCAGGTGTCCGAGAAGGGCGACTTCAAGACAGCCCATAGCGAGTTGTCGGGCCATGACCTGACGCTCAAGCTGCTGCCCGATTCACAGGGCAACAACGCCTACATCTACCTGGACGACGGCCAGGTTGTGCCTCTGCCCGCAGGCGGTGGCGGAACCCCTTAGCGCCTCCCCCGGCCCCGGAACCTGACCCGGAACCGGAGCCGGAGCCTGACCCCGAGCCAAGCGGTGACGGGGCTTAGGAGAGGCGAAAACCAGCCGCCCATCGATTCACCACGCTGTCCCGCCCGTCCGTTTTGCCTTGGGACAGGCGGGCGGGACCCAAGGCACTCCAAGGCAACTCACCTGCAAAGGAACAATCACATGGCCACCAAGGCAACCGCAAAAAAGACCGCCCCCGCTGTCGAAGTTGACGATGAAGATGCCCGTGAGTACGAGGACAACCTCGACATAGCCGAGGGCGAGCAGAGCACCGAGACCCCCGCGAAGCCGGAACCGAAGCCGGGCGATGCTGGCTTCGATTGGGCGCCTATCTACGTCGAGGGCACCGAGCTGAAACGCTACGAAGACCCTTCGGGCACGGTGGTGTCGCTGCCGCCGTTCCCGACGCCGGACGCGGGCGACATCTTCGCCGATCTGCTGGAGGACATTCCCGATCACGTGATGCTGATCAAGCTCTTCCGTCAGGCCATGCGTGACCATGCCGTCGACTACGCCGAAGGTATCGCGGCGATCACCGCGGCCTTCCGTGGCGGCGGCAAGCTGGCTGATATCAAGAGCCTGCTGACGTTCTGGTCGGGGGCCAAACTCCCAAACTGATTGGCGAGGTCCGTGACTTCGCACGCAAGCACGAGGCGGCTTTCCGCCTAGACCTGTTGCACGCCGGGTTGCGTTTCGACCGCCCGGCGTGCAGCTGGGAAGACTTGCATGCCTTCACCGTGGCCTCACCACCGGGGACTGCCATTCATTACGAGCTGGCCGAAGGGTGGCCGCTCGACTCGCATCTTCTCGCCGGAATTCTTGAGCGCCTTAACGACTGGCTGTGGCTGCATACCAAGGATGCGCAGCGCAAGCCGCCACGGAACCGGCCGAAACAGATTCCACGCCCCGGCGTGCGTGAGCGCGCAAACGCGCTGACGGCAGCTCTCGGGGGCCGCACACAACAGGTCGTCCCGATGGCCGCATTCACATCCATGTGGCGCGAGGCACGGGCCCGATGGAAACGACAGAAGGGAGTTAGCGATGAGCAATGAGCTAATGGCCCTTTGGGTTTCGATCGTTCCCGACACCTCCCGACTGGTACGCGAGACCCGTCGCGCCGTCGACGGCATTGACCTGACAGTCGACATTGACGCCGACACCGGCAAGGCGCGCCTGCAAATCAAGCGCCTGGACCGCGAACTGAGCAAGGCGCGGCCCTACAAGATCGACATCGACCGCAAGCAGATCACCGGGGCCGCGTCCTTCATTTCCAAGACCCTCGGCGGGGCGATGGCAGGCGCCCTGGGCGGTCTAGCTATCACAGGCGCCGCTGGTGGACTGACAGCCCTTACCGGTGCCATCATGTCCGCTAGCGGCGCGTTTGGACTTTTACCGGCCACCGCTGGCGGCGCGGCGACAGCTATCGGCGCGCTCAAGGTCGCCACCCTCGGCTTCGGCGACGCCATGAAGGACATTGGCGACCCCGAAAAGTTCGCAAAGGCTATCGCCGACCTGTCACCGAACGCCCGCGAGACCGCGACCGCTATCCAATCCATGCTGCCGCAGCTCAAGGACTTGAAAAACGCGGTACAGGACCGATTCTTTGACGGATTCGCCTCCGAAGTGAAGGCCCTGGGCGCCACCTATCTGCCGATGATGCAAGGCGCCATGGCCGACATTGCGGGCAGTGCAAACAGCGCACTCAAGAGCGTTTCCGCGCTTCTGCAAGCACCGCAATCCGTTTCGGACATGGCAACACTGACCGGAAACAGTGCGACGGCATTCAACACCTTGTCGCAGGCGCTTTCGCCGGTCGTCAAATCTCTGCTGGATATCGGCACTGTCGGCTCCACCTTCATGCCGCAGCTGGCGCAGGGCGCCACCAGCGCTGCCAATTCCTTCGCCCGGTTCGTCAGCAATGCGCGCGAAAGCGGCCGCATGACTGAGTGGATTCAGACCGGCATTCATGCCATGGGCCAGCTCGCCGATATCACAGGCAATCTGGGGTCGATCATCGGCGGGGTGTTCCGCGCAGGCAACGACGTGGGCGGCGGATTCCTGGCTTCGTTGCAGACCGTGACACAGACGATGCGCGACTTCGTGAACTCCGCCGAGGGCCAGGATGCTTTGGGCGCCTTCTTCACTGGAGCCAAGGAAGCCCTTGCCGCTCTGTCGCCGATCCTCAAGACAGTCGGCCAAAGCCTGCTCGGCACCGTCATCCCCGCATTCACCGGCCTGGGCACTGCCGCCGCGCCTGCGCTGCAAGCGGTGTTCACCAATCTGGCCGAGGTCATGAAGACCCTTGCCCCCGTGGTGACCTCGCTGGCGGGCCCTATCTCGACCCTGCTCGACGCCATCGGACCGGCCGTAGTCCAAACCATTCAAGCGCTCGCCCCGGCGATTGCGCCGTTGGCGCAGGCCTTCGCCGACCTGGTGGCTGGTGCGGCCCCGATCCTGCCTGTGCTTGGGCAGCTGGTCGGCGCGGTGGTCGGTGCGCTCGTCCCAGCCCTGTCGACGCTATTCAAGGCCCTGGCCCCGGTCGTCTCGGCGCTCGCGAACGCACTCAAGCCGGTCATCGACCAGCTGGCGCCCGTACTGGCCGAGGTCGCAGGCGCATTCGCCAACGCCTTCGCGGGTGCCCTTCAGCAGGTCACGCCGCTGCTGCCCCCGCTTCTGGGCGCAATGGGCGATCTGCTCAAGACGGCGATTCCCCTTCTGCCTCCGCTGGCCGAGCTGGGCACTGCCGCCATTCCCGCCATTGCGGCGGCGATCAAGGTTGTGGCGCCACTGTTCACCGGGCTGGTCAAGATCCTCACGCCCATCGTTGACGTGGTGATCAAGCCCATGATCAGCGGATTCAAGGCGCTGGCCGATGTCATCAGCGGGGTTGCTGGTGGCTTGAACGGCATCGTAGACAAGGCCAGCGGCTTCCTGTCCAAGGTGCCTGGCCTCGGCGGCATCTTCGGCCACAAAGACGGTGGCCCGATCGGCAACGCGCCGGGCTACGCCGGAGGCGGCAAGGTCAGCGGACGGGGTACCGGCACAAGCGACTCCATCTTGGCGTGGCTGTCCAATGGCGAAGGCGTCATGACAGCGGCAGCCATGCGCAACGGCGGCGCCCCAATCCTGGCCGCGCTCAACGCCGGATGGGTGCCACCGGCCGAAATGCTGCACGCCATGATCCCTGGCTTCGCCCAGGGCCTCAACCCTGGCGCCGACTTCCTGCGTACCACGATCATGCGCCAGTGGCCGCAGATCGGTGACATCGGCGGGCGCCGCGCCGAGGACGGCTACGGCGAGCACTCCAGCGGCAACGCCATTGACGTGATGGTCCCCGGCTGGGACACCCCTCAGGGCATGATGCTCGGCAATCAGGTCGCAGGCTTCCTGGTCCAGAACCGCGAACAACTCGGCCTGGACGGATTCATCTGGCGCCAAACCAGCTACGGCTACGGCGGGTCCTTCACAGACGGCAAGGCCATGAACGACCGTGGTTCGCCGACGCAGAACCACATGGACCACCTGCACGTCATGCTCGGCAAGGGCCGGGGCACTGGCGCGGCGGCTGTCGGCCTACCCACCAGCAGCATTTCGCTGCCCTCGGCGTCCGGGATGTCCGGCGGCAGCAGCCTCTTCGGCGGTGGTTTGTCATCCGGTCGCGGCGGTGGCGCCGCAGGCGCGCGCCGGGTCCGCGAGGCGCAGGACCGTGTGTCTGATCGTGACTTTGCTGTGCAGCAGGCGCAGGCCTCGCTGGACGAACTCAACGCCAAGGACCCCAGCAAGGTCACGCAGAAGCAGCGCGACGCCGCCGAATACCGGCTGGCCAAGGCCAAGCGTGAGCAGGCCCAAGCCACCGACGACCTGACGGCGACGCAAAACGAATATAACGCCGCCATGGCGAACTCACCATTTGGCGGTGGGGCCGGTGGTGGCAGCGCGGCGGGCAGTGACCTCGGCCAAGGGCTGATCGACGGCTTGTTTCAGGGCCTCGGTTTCGACGGTTCGCTGTTCTCCGATCCGAGGCAGTGGGGTCTGGTGAAGATGTTCACCGGCCTACTCGGCGGCGGCGGCGCTGGTGGGCCGGGCCAGGGCGGGGGCGGCATGTTGAACAGCATGGGCCTGCCGAGCCTTACCGGGTTGTTCTCGCAGGGTCAGACATCGACGGTGACCGCAGAAAATGTGATGCCCGGCGGCGGGCCCGGTGGCCTTATCGCGGGCATTGGCGATATCGCCACCAACGCTTTCCAGCAAGGCATGTCGGCCCCGACCACCATCGACAACTCAATCAACCTCAACGGCAATCAGGGCATGGACCCGCAGGCCGTTCAAACGTCCATCCAGAAGAAGCAAAACGAACGGACGCGCACCTACGCGACGGCAGGACTGGGAGCATGACCGAATCAGCCACCGCGCCAGATCATTGGGGCGAGAACCCCGCCGACAACCAGATTCAACCGCCCTTCTACCGCTGGGGCGGAAACGCCAATGAGCTTGCAGGAGCATTGTTTGCCGCTGTCAAGTTCCCCGGCTGGGAGCAATTCACCCGCTGGGAATGGCTGCCCGAAGAACTTAAGAACATGGAAACCAACCTGCTGTACATCGGTGTCGATGGCAGCAAGTGGCACCTTGCCGGTAACCATCGCGGCCGCGAAGGGGCGGTGCTGGAGTCCGAGCTGATGGGCGCCATGTCGGTTCCGTTCGATCACCGATTCTCGGAAGGGCCCTACCTGATCGGCTCACGGCTGGAGCGCACCGACATCAAACGCCGCACGCAGTCATTCGGCGTCATCTTGAACCCCAACGCCAATGTGCGTGCCCGCCTGAATATTTCGACCGAGACCATCTACCGCAACACCGAGGCCAGGTGGCAGCGCGCATGGTCCAAGACGCAGCACGGATGGTTGGGCTACTTCACCCGCTCGACCGGATGGCGCTGGCTCAAAGTCATTTTGGACGGTGGCGCCACCCCAGAGACCATGAAAAAGGACCCGGTGGCGTTCGGCAACAACATGCGCCAGGTGACGATGAACGTCGTCAGCCCGGACCCCTACGCCTACAAAAAGATGTTCCGCTCCAAGACCGTTGGCTTCGACGCCACCAAGCCTAAGGTTACAGTCGGCGGTGAGGGCTCACTGTTCACCACCCTTGAGGACTTCCTGACTGACGGCATCGAAGCACTGCCCATGCAGGCCTGGCTGACCCACGTCCAATACGTCAACAAGGGCCAGATCGATGGCTGGCCGAAGTTCATCATCAGCGGTACCGGCACGGCATGGATACAGGACGGCCTCACACAGAACTTGGTGCGCTGTCCCGAAATCTACAGCGGCGATGGCTTTCTCATGGTCGACACCGACCCGACTGCCCGCACCTTCACCACCAGCAAGGAACCCGTAGACAACGTGTTCTACCGGTTCGCGCGCCAGGCCGAAATCCTCGACTACCTGCCGCTGCTGCATGACCTGGGCGACCAAGGGCTGCCCGCGTGGCGCCGCACCCGTGGCCAGCGGTTCGCATCCATCATCCCGCGTGAGAAGGAGGTTACGACCGCCGTCTACCACACCAACCCCGAGGCAAAGGTGACCGCTTTCATGCCACAGAAGTACGAGACCGCTTTCTAGATGGCAACTTTGGCTGCGCCCGATCCTGTGCGCAGCCCTGGTGAGGCGTACCGCTACATGCATCGGCGGCGCCAGGTCATCATCGACTCGGCCCGTCAGCGCCCACTAATCCGCCTGTGGGACAAGGACATGAAGTTCATCGGCGTTGTTGCCGCTGAACAAAAACTTGACGCCGAAGAGATGATTCACGCGGCCGGGCAGGGCTCAATCACGCTGCTGGCTAACGACTGGCTGACCGAGTTCATTACTCGCGATGTGCGCGCCGAAGAGGACTTGCACATCACCATCGACCCCAACCCAACCAAGCGGTCGTGGCGCACCCGCTGGGGCGGCAAGGTCGAATCGGTCAACATCAAGCGGACCGCTGACGGCATCCACTTGGTCGAGCTACAGCTCATCCACAACCGCAAGCACCTAGAACACATTCTGCTAGGGGCAAATCCGTTCTTTCCGCCCGAGGTCCAGCAGCCGAAGATGTGGCTGCTGCCGGGAAACACCCGCACCATCTGCGCCACCACACTGTTCGTGAACCTGGCCCGCCAGTACATGCCGGGGTTCAACATCATCACCAACATCGCCAACCCTGCGGTGTGGCTGGGCACCAAGCTCACCAACATCAGCCCGCTTGACTGGCCGGTGCAGGTCGCTTTCGTCAACCCGTTCCTGGATCAGTCGCGGCTGAGCTTTGTCACCTCACGGTGGACCGACGCGCACAGTGTCTTCGATCCGATCCTCAAGGACGCCGGATGCATCATCCGCGCCTACACCTGGCTGACCGAGGATGAGGACTCGCCACACACCGAGCTGTCCGAACTGCTCGGCAACAACATCTTGACCCGGCCCACACGCAACTGCGTTGTCCTTGCGGTAGAAGATAAGTCGGGCGTCACCGGCCCCACCGGCACCGCCATCGACGGCGTCATCAACCTGGTTGGCTCCCTGGCCGACGACATGATCACCGAGACCATTATTCCGGTCGACGCCGACCACGACGGCAAGACCGATCCGCTATTTCGTAAGTGGCTCAAGGTCGCCCCGGCGCCGCCAACGGTGATCTTCCGCGACACAGAGCATTCGGCGATCATCGACGCCGTTAGGGCGGTGCACAAGGCCAAGGCCCGCACCATCATGACCGGTTCTAAGTCACCGGCAATTGTTAACCAGCTCCAGACATTTGGCATCAAGTACGCCCTGTCAGAGCTGTCGGCGCTGATATCTCAAGGCCCGTTTGCCGCACAGGTTCCCGGCACTCCGGGCTTGGAAGAGCTCTATCAGGGCCAATTGGACAATAGTCTGCTTGCGTACCAACGGTTTACGGATATCAAGCGTGTATTCCAGATGGGCACACACGCTTTCCTTGAGCACTGGGAAGCGGGCTCAGGCTCGGCATACACCGTGTCCGGTATCAAGTCGCTGCGCGATGGCCACTGGAAAACACGGCCTTACACCAGCTTTAAGACAAACGTCGTCAATGGCTACCCCTGGCTGGTTCATTACGACTTCACTCTCGGCGACCGCCTGGGCTTTGAGTTGGTCGATGTCATCCACGCCGACCAGTGCTCGGCGATTCGGATGGCCTACGACGAGACCACGCCGCTGCAATACGGGCTGTCAATAGGCATGGACGGCGAAGAAGAAGATCCCGCCGCCAAGGGGATGCGAACACTACAAGCGGCCTGGTCGGTCGTCGGAATGCTCATGGGAAGTGGAGACGAATTCTAATGTACGTCAACGGCACTCACGAAGGCGCGGCCATGGGCACCGACCCACGGGTCACCGACGCCCCCGCCGAACACCTACACAACGCCAACGTGGCCATGCATCAGATAGCCAGCGCGTTGGTGGCGGTCGGCATGCGCGACGGCAAGACATTGGACCTGTCCTATCTGGCGCCGATGATTGCCTATCACCTTGCGCTGCGAGGCTTCCGGCTTCACCAGGATGAGGCGCTGATCAAGAGCCGCCGCGTCGAAGGCGCCCAACACCAGGGCGCTTTGGAGTGGGTGGGCATCAATGCACCCGATGACGTGCGCGACGAAATTGACACCGCGACAACGCCGCAGGACATCGAAAACCTGTCCGGCAACGCCAAGGCCTTTTGGATTCGCCAGCTCGGCGGTGTGCCCGTCGATGACGTGCCCGAGGGCTGGCGGCAGAAGACCCGCATCACTTTCCAAGACGACGAGCAGACGGAGGCTCCACTATGACCGCACCCGCCGACCCGGTACAGGCACAGCTTGGCGACCGGGTGTATCTGGGCACCCGGCTGGCCAATGTGCACTTCTACGGCGACGTGTCCGACATCGACACACCCGGCGCCACCACGGCCACCATGGAAATGGTTGGCGACGACGCGGTGGTCACCATGGACGCCCTGGTCGGCCCCAAAGGCAATGACGGCGAGATGGCGCCCATTGTCCGCATGCAATACGGCTCACCCATCGACAGCCTGCAAGAGCTTGAAGAGCTGGCCAACACCCTGACCGACACCCCCGACGACATCGGCAAGGCCTGGTGGATCGGCAACCAGGTCTACATGTGGGACGGCACCGGATTCAAGGTCAAGGCCATGGGCACCGCCGGACCGGCCGGGCCCGTGCCGAACATCTCCCCCACCATTGAGTCGATCCCGTGGGCCGAGCAGCTGGCGGGCCGCAAGTCCAAGATCACCGTCAGCGGCACCGCCAACAACCCTGGCTGGCATTTCGAGATTGCAGCACCGCAGGGCCCCAAGGGCGATAACGCCACCATCGCCGACGCGCTCGACTTCGATGACACCCTGCCGCCCACAGGGGGCCAGGTCGTCACCTGGGATGCCACCAAAAGCAAGTTCGTCCTGGCCGATCCCAACCCGTTCGCCACACGCATGTACACGATGCCGGAGGCCGCGTTTCAGTCGGTGCCGCTGGCCGTGGGTACCAAGGTCCCGATCGGCTCGCGCGAGATTCCCGAACAGACGCAGGAATACAACCTGTGGGTGCAGGGGCACCTGCGCACCAACGGTGTTGACCTTGACTTTGATCCGTTCCAGATCGGTTGCGAGGTCCGCATTTCCGAGCCGAACACCGATCCCAAGGGCGGCATCTTGGTGGCCCGCGGCTTCGGCAACTCCTCGCAGATGTTGCATATCAGCCCGCACGCGTCGACACCACAAACACCTTCCGATGCCATCTCCCCCGATGGCGTGTACGGCAGATTCCCGCAGGGGCAAAAGCGCATCCTGACGGTGTTCTTGTACACAGACGGACTGTTCGGCGTCTACAACTTTCAGCCCCGCGACGCACAGCTGGCCATTCAGGTGATCCCGGTCTAATGGCCGTCTTCGATCGGCGTCAAGTCGGGCCACCGCTTACCCACAATCCGAACACCAAGCTGGCCTTCGACAATCCCATGGCCTTCACCAAGGGCGCGGGCGACGGCGTTGACCGCTTCATCGGAATGATTGTCGAGGGCATCAAGCGCCTGTTCGGCATCGACCTGGCCGCACTGGCGGGAATTCTGACCGGCAAGTGGAACATCCTTGAGGGTCTACAGGGCGCGGTGTCCACGGTGCAGGGCGCCATCACCAACATTCAGTCGGCCATCACCAGCCTGCAAGACAAGGTCGAAGACATCCCCGTACTGGGCGACTTCTTCGAAATCATCACCGGCAGGCCAGATTCAGACCCCAACGATGCCGGTACGTGGATACGCAACGCCTTCGACGCCATCCTGCACGGTAGCCAGGGCGGCACCAACCCCGGCAGCAACGACAACTTCATCACCAACCTGTTCAACGCCATCACCGGAGTACGCAATACCGCGAACTCCGCGCAGTCGACGGCCTCGAATGCCCAGTCTGCCGCTGGCAGTGCACTTTCCAACGTCACACAAGTCGCGCAAAGCATCTTCAACTCTTGGTTCGGCGGGTCCACTGCAGCGGGCACTCCCGCCGAGGTTGAGCAGACTATCGCGGCGATCAAGCAAGCCGTCATCAACGGATACACGGTGGACACGATCACTTCATCCGCCTCATACGATCGACCGTCCGCCAACATAACCGACCTAGTTGTCATCGGGATCGGATCAGGCAGCAACGGATATGCAGGCTCCAGCGGGACCACATCAGCGGGAGGTGTGGCCGGTTCCGGCGGACTAAATGGCGGATACCTTGCCCTAAAGCTGAATCCGGCCGCGATTACCTGGCCCGTTGACGTGACGATCGGGACCAACGGCAACGACACGTCCTTTGGGCCCTACTTGACGACCACCTCGGGGGCCGGTGGCATCCAGGGCGATTTTGGCTACCAGGCTACGTCGTCAACTCCCGGCAGTGGCGGTGCTGGCGGCACTGGAGGGTTCAAGGCTGGCACTTCAGCCAACTACGGCACCACCGGGCGTACCGGAGTCTCATCGGCAGCTGCCAGCGGCGGAACTGGCGGGTCGCCTTCTGCCCTGCCTGCCGGGCCGGGAACCGCTGGCGACTCAGTGTCCGCAGGAGCGGAAATCAAATGTGGCGGCGCTGGAGGCGGCGGAGGCGGCGGCGGAAACCCAACCGGCACTCTCGCGCAAGGACGCGGAGGCGACGGTGGGGCTGGAGGCTACCCCGGAGGTGGCGGTGGCGGCGGAGGTGGCGGTGCCGGATGGAGCACTGGCAGTAAGGGGTCGGGAGGCTCAGGTGGCCCCGGCGCGAGCGGTGTCCTATGGGTGTTCTGGAAGTGATGGAAATGGCTACAGCTGAATTGGTTTCAGAGTTTCTGCCGCAGTTCTGCCCGAAAACCAACCACTACCGGTGTACCGATGGCGACAAGACGTGGCACCTTCTGATCACCGTGCCCTCTGGCGAGAGCCTGAACACATTGCGCGAAGGCCTTGGATTACCGATTCATGTAGTCGAATCTCATCTGCCACAACACGTTGACGTGTTCCTGGCCGACGAGGGCGGGACCGTGCTTGACGCCGACATGAACCCCGCCAATGGGCTAACGCCGCTGTGCCGAATCAACCACTGTACGTCGCACGTTCAGGCGCTTTCGAGAATGGGTTACCAGACAGGGGAACTGGCATGACATCACCGTTGATTGGCGGCTACGACCCCGACCTGCGAATCACACTATCGGTCCGGCAGGACTTCATCTTGCTGCTGCGCCTCAAGGCCGATGATGACGGCACCACGCCGAACATTCATGACATCTTCCCGGCAGGCACGACCATCGATCTGCGGTTCTACCCGGACATGGCGGCGGTGCGTTCCGGTACCGAAATCGACGGCACAGCAATACAACCGACCATCACCGATGACGGTGTATTCATCCGCATTGAGTCGCCCATTGCTGACAAGATCCCAGCCAAAGCCGAGGCGCGGCTGACCGTCACCTACCCGTCGAGCTATCCCAACGGCGACAGCCTGCCATGGGCCAAATGCCGGGTGGCGCGCGATGACTGAGCTTCCCCGCCTACTCATCGACACCGAACCGGTGCCGGTCATCGAACTGACCGCGCCAACCCGCCCCAAGCTCACACTGGCCGCGCCAAAGCCATCCGAGCAGATAGCCACGCCAGTGCCCGGCCCGCCAGGGCCACGCGGGGAGCAAGGCGCACAAGGCGAGCCCGGCCCAGCCTTCTCCGGTGTTGCCACCTGGTACGGCACGGGCGAACCGGACGTGATCGTTGGCGCCAAGCCCGGCGACCTCTACATCGATGTCAGCACCGGCATCACCTACGAACTCAAATAGCAAGGGAGACAACGCTATGGCATGGGAGCAGCGCGGAAGCATCAAGGGGCCCAAGGGCGACGTTGGACCCGAAGGGCCGCAGGGTATCCAGGGCCCCAAGGGCGATACCGGCATTCAGGGACCGGCCGGACCGCAAGGGGCCCAAGGACCCACTGGCTCGCAAGGACCCCAGGGTGAAGACGGACGCGGTATCAGCATTGCGGGCACCGTCGCCAACTACGCGGCTCTGCCCACCGACCTCACCCCGGACAACGACGGTCAAGGCTATTTCGTTGAAGCAGACGGCAGGCTGTACATCTGGAACGGCACAGCCTTCCCCGCCAATGGTGCGGGTGTATCGATTCGCGGCCCGCAGGGACCCACTGGCGCACAGGGCACTCAAGGCCCCAAGGGCGACAAGGGTGATACGGGCGACACCGGTCCCCAGGGCATTCAAGGTGTCAAGGGAGAGACCGGTGCCACCGGGGCGCAAGGGCCTGCCGGTCCGGCCGGTAATCAGGGGCCCGCAGGCCAGGCAGGCGCCACCGGGGCGACCGGCCCACGCGGGGCACGCATCACCACCGGCAACGGTGCGCCGGGAACCATCACCGGACAGCAGGTCGGGGACTCCTATCTCGACCTGACATCCGGCGTCATCTACGAATTGCAGTAGCCGATGGGATGGGTAACTAAGTCGGCACTGGCAGTGGCCTGGTCGGCGATCATCGGCAAGCCGTCCACCTTCCCGCCGACCACCGGCACAACCGCCGCCACCGCCTGCGCCGGAAACGATGCTCGCCTGGGCGATACCCGCGTACCCACGGACAGCTCAGTGACCAATGCCAAGGTCGCGGCGAACGCAGCCATCGACGTGTCCAAGCTGGGCACCGGCAGAGTCGTCGGGTCCGTCAACGGCACCGCCACCTCCCTGACGGTGTGGGCGGGCACCAGGGCTCAATATGACGCGCTGCCGACCCCACGGGACAGCAACACCGTCTACATCTGGGCGACTTAAATGCCTATCAGCATTGGCGATACGTTGCTCATCGGCGGCGTGGACGGGCCCGTGAACAAGTACATCAACGGCATCAGTCTCGGCGATGTACAGGTATGGGCCAGCGACCCCCGCACCGACCTGTTCGCCGAAACGCAGTCCGTCCTACCGCCCACCTGGGCCTACTGGGCCGACTACGTGATCCTGCCCGCAGGCGGCGGCGGTGGTGCCGGTGAAGGCGGTCTAGGGCGTTCTGGAATAGGCGGCTACACCGGCACATGGCTCACCGGCACATTCATCGTCCCCAGTAGCTCGCTAGGCCTGACCTTGGGCGCCGGAGGCATAGGCGGTCGATCCGAGGGCGGCGGCAAGGGCGCACCCGGAAGCTCTGGCGGCACAACATCAATCAACGGCCCCGGCGGGCTCATTGCATCCGCCCCAGGCGGTCTGGGCGGCGAAGGCGCCAACTCCGGCGGCAGCGGCCAGAACGGCAAAACCATCAGCCCCCAAACGCTCTCGGCTTTCGGAGAGACATTCGCCGCAGGCAGCGGAGGCACCGGCAACGCCGGTACAGGCGGGATCGGCGCGGGCGGCGCCGGGGGCAACGGCGGCATCTTCGGCAGCTTCACCAAAGGCGGCACAGGCGGGCCAGCGCGTATCTGGCTTCGGTGGCGCTCGTACTAGCAAGAGAGGCAACAACTATGGGGTTCATCAAAACGCACATCACCGACCCAATTCGCCACGCAGTCGTTGACGAGATTCGTCAGCAGATCCCGGTGATCATCAAGGCGGTAGTCATCGCCATCGCCGAAACAGTCGGCAACACCGCTATCTCCGGGGTCGACAAGATCACCGACGCGATACCTGGCGATGCCGATGACCGGATCATCGACCCACTGGTCGAGAAAGTCCGCGACACCGCCCGCAGGCTGGGACTGGGCCTGTGAGCTTCGTAGAGTTCGACGCCACGCCGCTGCGCACCCGCGAGCAGGTGGCACGCGAAGTGCACGCCGTCGCACTCGACAAAGGTCTCGATGAGCTGGCCAGCGCCATCGCGCTCATGACCATCTCCACCGAGGTCGGCGCCAACGACAAGAACGGCGAACGTCAGTGGTGGTGCCCGGCCAACCCGTCACGTGACGAAGAGACCATGAACTATCCGCATGACTCCACCTCGGACGACAGCCGTTCATCGGGGTACCTACAGCAGCAGCCGGGCCCGAACGGCGAGCCGTGGTGGGGCACCGCCTACGACCGCATGACCCTGGCCCGCTCAGTGGGCATGTTCTTTGACCGGCTCCCCGACGACTACCGAAGAGCCGCAGACAACCCCGCCCTTGCCGGCCAAATGGCACAGCGCGTCCAGCGCAGCTCCTACCCCGACCGCTACGCGCAAAAGTGGGCCGAAGCCTGGGAAGTGCTGCGCCGCGCCCTATCCGACGACGAACCAACACCACCCGGAGGCAACAGCATGGCATGGACAGGCGACCCGATCTGGCTTGAGGACGTTCTACGCCCGGCGCTCGGCGATCGGCTCACGACGCTACCCGGCTGGCAGAACGCCGGACACGGCGACTTCAAAGACATTCGTGGCCTCATGTGGCACCACACCGGCAATTCCCGCGAGTCGGCACAGTCCATCCGCAACGGGCGCCCCGACCTGCCGGGTCCGCTGTCCAACATTCACATCGCGCCGGACGGCACGGTCACGATCGTCGCGGTCGGCGTCTGCTGGCATGCAGGCCAAGGCTCCTACCCCTGGCTGCCGACCAACAACGCCAACTGGCACATGATCGGCATCGAATGCGCCTGGCCCGACATCGCACCCGATGGGTCCTACGATCCCGGCCAGCGCTGGCCCGACGCGCAGATCATTGCCATGCGCGATGTGGCCGCAGCCCTAACGACAAAGCTCGGCGTCGATGTCAGCCACAACATCGGCCACAAAGAATATGCCGGTGCCGCACAAGGCAAGTGGGACCCCGGCAACATCGATATGAACTGGTTCCGAGGCGAAATCGCCAAGGACATGCGCGGCGAATTCGACCCCGTGAACCCGCCCACACCGCCCGTGGTCGTGCCTCCCCCGGTTCTGCCCGGCCCCGCCAACCCCCGCACCGACCGCCAGCTTCTCGAAGAGATTTGGGACCAACTGCGCGGCCCTGGCGGCAACGGCTGGCCGCAGCTCGGCGGCAAGACCCTGGTCGATGCCATCGCCGAACTCACCGACAAGAAGGCGGCGTAACCATGTATCTGAGCGGCCAATACGTAGGCCTCGGCGAGGGCGACGACTCCCCCGAAGTCGGCAAGATCATCGACTTCATCCGGGTCAAGTGGGACCGATTCGATGACCTGCTCACGCCCGGCACCACCCGGTTTACCCCCGAGCTGACGGCGATCATCACCGAGCTCCAAGGGATCTACGTCAGCGAAGGCAAGCTCGCCCCAGGAAGTTTCACACCCGGCGTGATCAACCTAGAAACCAAATACGTCATAGGCTACCTGAAACGCCCTGTGCCCGAAGATAAGCGGCCCGTACTGTTCACGGTCTGCGGAACCGGCGTGCCCTGGTGGGTCGGCCCCGACGCCGACACCGCGCGGGCCGTGGAGCGCAAGTACCGATGGCAGCCCATCGGCTACCGCGCCGCCCCGTTCCCCATGGGCACATCCATCGATGAAGGCCGCGAAGAACTGGTCAACCAGCTCACCATCCACCGCCTACAAGTGGAGCGCTTCGGCGGCGCGCTCGGCGGCTTCTCACAAGGCGCCATCATCATCGCGCTGGTATGGGAACTCGATATTAGGCCGCTCACCGGACGCCTGCACTGGGCATACGGCAAGATCAAAAAGGCTGTGGCATGGGGTAATCCCATGCGCGAGAAGGGTAAAGCCTACGGCGACGCCAACGGCCAGGCACCCGGACCCGAGTCACACGGCATCGCCGATCAGCTGATGGTCGACACCCCGCACTGGTGGCGCAACTACGCCCACCAGGGCGACATGTACACCGATGTCGAAGGCGACTCCGGCGAGATGAAAACGTCCATCTACAAGGTGGTTATCGGTCAACGCGTCTTCACCGGCCCCGATTCCATTCTGGCGCAAGTCGTTGAGATTGTGCAGCGACCAGCCATCGAGCTAGTCGCCCTCACCAAAGCCGTCCTGGACGCCGGTCTGTTCTTCATCAAACGCACAGGGCCGCACCTGAACTACGACACCGCGCCCGCCGTCGAATACCTACTGCAAGATTGAGGTTGGATGATGATTGAGAAGTTGAGACAACTGCTCACGCCGAAAGTAAGGCTCTGGCTGTATGCCGTTGCCGTGGCGCTATTTTCGCTCATGCTTTACTACAACGTCGTAGACGAACAGGCAGCCCCGCTGTGGCTGAACCTCATTTCGACCGTGTTCGTCGTCGGCGGTCAGGCCATCGCAACGGCCCACATCCCCCTCGGTGGCTCGCCCAAGAATGACGAGACCAACCGGTGACCCTCGACCAGTGGCTTGAACTCGCTGTCAGCCTGCTTGCGGGCGGGGTCATCGGCACCGCCATCAAGTCACTAGTAGATCGCTGGAACGCCAAGGACGCCAACAGCTCTGCGGACTGGAAAGCCTTCGCCACCGAGCAGCGCGAGACCTTCGCCGCCGCCATGACCGAGCAGCGCGAAGCCCACAACGCCGCCATCGGCGCACTCGGCGGCCGCGTCCAAGCGCTGGAGGACCGGCTGACCGAAGAGCAGAAGGTGCTAGGCATCGCCCTGGCTCACCTGCGGGAGCTTCGGCGGTGGATTCAAGGCGGCGCCCACGGCGACGTACCGCCGCTACCTGCCCAGCTGGAGGGAAGGCTGTAGGCCGGACACACCGTGTTGTCGGCCCCTGGGCGTACCGCTACTTAGGTGACTGGTTTTTCAATCTGTCGGAAATGATCTTCATAGCCTTCTGTAGCTTCTCCTGCCCTGGCGCGAAGGCGCCAGATTCAACCGATTTGAGGTCGGCGGAATTCAGATGAATGCTGTTCCACAGGTGGTACCAGTCAGCCTTGACGCTTTTGCTGCCCACAAACAGTATGTAGTCGCCGGGTGTAATCGGCTTGCTTCCGGTACCTAAAACCTCGCATTTTTCGGTGCCCTCTTGCGCAATCGTGAATGTACTTGGAGGTTCGCCTTTGAGCGCCTTGATCACCGTAGCTGGAAACAACGTCCGTGGATCACTGGGACTCTCAACTGTGCCAGTCGAGTTGCCGACAGACGCCACGACAACGCTCTGAGACCTCTCAGTCAGGAGCCCGACATCGGTGGTATCGAACGCTGGGTCTTGAACAAGTTGGCACGTCTCAGATTTGTCTCCCGAGCATCCGGTCAGGCCCAGGACTAGGGCACTGACCGCCAGGAATGCGCGCATTCTCATCATGATCTTCCTGTCGCCCTTCACTTCTGGTGTATCTGCTTGACGATAGCCTTGTCGAGAGCTGTCGGACTCATGGGACGTATCGTGTGGTCTGACAGTTCGTGTGCGCGCTGCATGATGGTTCCCGCACACCCATGGATAAGGCCCAGTGCGTGCCCGATTTCATGCGTGATCGTCTCCTGTATCCGCTCGGCGGAGGCGTTCTCTTTCTCGAAGAGCCAGGTGTTGATATAGATAATGCCGTTCTGCCAGTCTGTGCGCCCGTATGGCCCGAAATCGGGGTCATGGCTCTCCACGACTTTCACGTCGGCATTGAATGGGCCTTTTCGATACCACGCTGGCGTGAAGTAGGAGATGTCGACTCCGAGGCCTTTCCACTCATCGACGGCCTTACTTACCATCTCGGGCCATTTGGTTGCATTTTCTACACGCATCTGTGGGCCGTTCAGCGTGTTGCCGACCATGGTGAACCAGTCGATATTCGATATTGGCTGCCCGGCACTCAGCTCAGCCTGCGACTGCTGGCAGATGTTCTTGTCGGTGCCGTTGTCCATGCGATACTTCTCGTCCGGAACCTCACTAGTGTCGTCAAAGTCATCAGTGTGGAGGTCGTCTTCGGAGCTGTTCTGGCCCGTCTCCTGGCCCGGCTGCGTCGTCACCGTTGGCTGCTGTGTCGGCGCCTGCGTCTGCGTAGGGGCTTGAGTCGGTTGTTGCTGTTGCGGCTGCTGCCCCTGCTGTTGGGCCTGCTGTGGCGACTGCTGTTGCGGCGCTTGGTAATCCGGGTTCGGCTTACCAGGGCCTTGGGTGTATCCGGGGTTGGTCTGGTAGTCCGGGATCTGCGTGCCATGGGCGGGCTGTTGCGCCTGCTGGGGCTGCTGCCCTCCTTGCTGACCCGGAACCTGTTGTGGTGCTTGCGGATTGCCGCTGTTGTAGATGCTAATTCCGGAGTTCTGATCTAGTGGCGGCTGGTTGTTGCCGCCCTGATAGTCGGGCATAGAGCTGGGCATCTGCGGCGGTTGGAACTGGGAGCCGCCACCGTCTGTCATTCCCCCGGTCGGCGCAGGCGGCCCCGTAGGCTCTGCCGCCACCGTCGCGACGGCCGAAAACCCGCTACCCGGCGTGGCGTAGTCGCTGGCCACCTTCATGCCACCGGCAACAAGAGCAACCAGGGGCGTCACTGCGAGCACACGACGCAAACCGGGTGTTGTAGGCGATTTGCCCTTCATATCCACTATGTGGCCCTCCGAATGAACCATGCCCTATACATGAGCAAACTGCTCGAAGCTTTCCACAGCTGGGGCCAGCTGTCTACCTCGTCGGTAGACCCTTGCTTGCTGGACAAAAATGCAAACAGCCCTGGCTGCACTCACGCGGTAGAAGCTGACGGCGGCGCCGAGCACAACGAGTTGTCGGCCCGTGGGCGTACAACTGACCCATGGACGCCAAGAGGGCCATTCGCGAGGTCATCGAAGAAATGCCGCACTTCTTTGGACTTACCTTGCGGAAGACCATCGGCGCCGAAGGCGAGACGGAGACCAGGACATACACGCAGGCGGAAATTGCCGCGCATGTGGCGTCAACCCTGGTCGACAAGCTCTGTGCCAAGGGGTGCCTGATCATTGAGCTACCCACCGTCACGGCCGATGAGTACGGCAGCCGGACGGTGCGGGTCCCCATCACGGGCCAAGGCTGGGCCTACGGCGAAGTGCGAATCGATGAGCGGCATGATCGGCTGGCCATCGTGGATATTCCGTCACGGCTACCGATCGATAGTGCGCCGCTTGTCGCAGCTGCACTGCTGGCCACGCATGCAACGGCGCGCGCATATCAGAGCCCTTGGGAGCGAGGCGACTAGCCGACCGACATGCAACCAGCCCCGCCTTCGGCAATGCCTTGGGGCGGGGCTGGTTCACGCATTGGTGAGGCTATGCCTTCCAGTAGTGGTTCTTGCTGAGCGAGATGTACACCACGTTCAGCCAGCAGATGAAGACACCGAACAGCAGATGCTTGGTAAGTGAGTGCGCCGTCTGCTGGCGCACATACAGTGCACCGTCCTGGCCCTGTAGGGCCGCGGGCGGCGGGGGTGGCGCCGTGACGGTCCAGTTAGTGCCGTCGAAATACCGCTGCCCTGGCGCGCCCGATGGGTCGGGATACCAACCCGGTGCCGCCGACTGTGGTGCTGACATGAGCGAAGACCTTCCCCTCGATTCGATACCCCTGACCGGGGGAAAGCGTACGCGCCGCTCACAGCACACGTACAGGGAACCGTCATCATGCGGCCCCTTGGCTACGCGCTACCCGGCGTCGGCGAATTCGGGTTGCTCGCGCAGGTGCCAGCCTGGCGCTACGTCACCTGTGTCGTAATAGCCCAAGAACAGCCTGATAGCTTCGGTCGGCGTCAGCACCTCCGATGGACGTACCGGGTAAGCGTTATCGCCGTTGTAGACCACTTCGGTCTCGGATTCGTTTGCTGCAGAAGGTCTTCCGATGGTGTAATGGCGCCGCACACCGTCAGCCTCAAGCCGTTTAATCTCGACCGTGAGTCTGCCATCCCTGCCACAGGTCTGGATGCGCTCAGGCGAGTATGGGAACTCGTCGTATGGAACCTCGGGAGCCACGGGGTAGATGGAGTAATACGTGTAACCCTTTGTGCCCAAACGGTTTATCCCAGCCGCAATCTGGCCCGGTATCTCTTCGGTGAAGTTACTCATCCGCATCTTCGCCTGGTTCGACTCCAGTATGTGCGTCGCTTTTTCAAGCCTCATTCCGCAGGAACCTCCACGACTTCGACCTGAGTTATCTTCACTGTTTCCATAATCCCACGCTCATTTGTGATCGTCACATACGCCGGATTCTCTGGCGACACCGCCTTGTCAAATGCGCGCTGTAGCCCGTCACGGCTAGCACCGCCCGATTTCACCTCGATACCTTCGTATGTGCCATCCGGCAGCCGGGCGAGACCGTCGTAGTAGCGACCGTTGGGAACGCCGTCGACGGTCGCCTTCTTGCGCTCCGTCGTAACCCACCGGCCTTCATTGTCGCCCTTGTACTTTGCGATCCCCTCTGCCTCTGGTTGGCGGCCGTATCCCCGAGCTGTGCCGCCTCGGCCTGTGAACGTGCCAATGGAGTCACGATCGTCGCCACGGTTGATGCCCTCGCCGGGCCGTCCAGTCCGGGCCTCCATCACCGTCACGCCATTGACCGCAGCCTCTTTCGAGAGGTCGAGGGCTGGCGGTATGGCGACGACCGCGCCACCAGCGAGCAGGCCAGCACCGGCAACAGCGACGGGTGCAGCGACCGGCGTCGCGGCCCCACCGGTAAAGACCTCACCGACGCCTGCCGCAGCCATCATGTCGTAACCGACCGCCATCATGCCGACCCCAGCTGCCATCTGGATTGTCTGGCCGGGGTTGTCGATCATGGCCTGCCCAAAGGATGCGGCGGCGTTCACTACCGGGGCCACGGTGTTGTATATCTCGTTGCCGAAAAGCTCAACCTGCATCTGTACCAACGACTTTAGGGTGTCGATAACCATCGATGCGCCCTGAATAATCGGTGCGAGCAGCAGCGCGAGTGACTGCACTTCGGACTTGAACTGGTTGACGATGTTGCGGATGTCGGCGGCGATTTTCTTTATTTCGTCGTCGTCTTCGCCGGTAATCCAGTCCACGACCTGTTTGGCACCGGTCAGCGGATTTACCAAGCGGGCCAACAGGTCCAGTATCGATGCGTGCGCCGTTTCGATCTTGGTCGCGTAGTCGTTGAGCTTGGTGCCCATGGTGCTGCACATGCCGCCGACCTCGCCGACAGCACCGTCAATCGTCTTGAACGCGCTATCGATCTTGGGACCTTCGGGGATCTGCTGGGCCTGCGCGGTTGCCTGCGCCCCCGCCAGTCCGGCCTGCTGAGCGGTGAATGCCACACCGGCAGCCGTCCACGCGGCGCCAGCGGCGCGCAGCTTCGCCGAATCGCCGTTTGGCCAAATCATTCCGATGAACGGCTCCACCAGGAACCAACCGGGTGGGTCGCCAACATCGCTACCCACCGCAGACGGCGGGGTCCCGGCCTTCACCGAGGGAGTGGGTGAGGCGGCGGGCAGTGGGTCGCCGCCCTTGCCGTCGATGTTGGACGCCACCTCGGCACGCGAATAGTTAGTCGCCGAAGCCCGGATGCCGTCAGCGGCCCGCCCCGCACCGTTGGACACGTCCACCATCGCCTCAAGGAGTTCCTTGGCTGACGAGTCATACGACCGCGCGAACACGATCCCGGCAGGGTCATCACCACCCATACCGGCCGAACTCGACAGCGCCGACTGCAATGCCGACAGCGCAGAACTCCACCCGCCCACCGAGCCGGAGACCGTTCTACCGGCGCCATCGAGGGCAACCGGGTCGACATGAATCGGGGGTGCCATCG